AGACGTAATTTACGATGCAGACAATCGTAAAGTGGTTAAAGAAAAAACACAAAACCTACATAGAGAACTTTTTAACTAATGCGAGAAACGTATGCTCTAGTTTCCCCCGCGCCAGCAGGTTCGGGGGAAAGATACTTTTTCTTAGGTTATCTTAATCCTAAGTATTCTCACATGGTGAACAAACAAGATTGTATTTCTATAAATTTGGATTGGGCTAATATATCTACAAGTTATCAAGATAAAATTTCTCCTTTACGGCGAGATATTGTCGAAATACGTAGAATTACACCTTATATACCAAGGCTTAGAAATCATATTTTTTTGATTGATGTTGCTAGTTATGAAGAAGGCAAAGATGTTTACCGCAAGATGATTGATATGGATATTGCGTTGGAGGATGATGGATGGTCTACCTTTGTCGGGGGTTTGGATTCAGTAGAAGATATTGTTTTGAATAGACTTGACGCAGACGAATCGCCAGAAGAAATATATAAGGATTTATTTGATGGCTACCGAGGTATAAGCTACGTTATGAGATGTGCAGTTAAATTTTTCTAGGAGATTGTGAGGAAAAATGGCTCTTTATTATGTCTTTGTAGATATAGACGGTGTTCTTGTAACGACAAGAGCAAACTTCGATGCTATTGAAAATGACTATAAGATGCAGGCAAAATTCGATCCTGTATGTATAGATTTTTTCAACTACATAGACAGAACATATGATGGTGTAAAGTTTGTTTTGACTTCAACTTGGAAGACACATTGTTGTGTCGATCTAGATGGCCCAGATGAAGGTATGGATTTCCATTGGGTTGTTGCGGCTTTTAGAAATGCGGGTTTCAGAGGAAATTTTGCCAAAAATTGGAAAACAGGATATAAAGATAGTATCACATATCCTAAATGGCAACGTAGCTTAGAAATTGCGAAATATCTTGAAGAAAACAGTTGTGACGATTATATCATTTTTGATGATGAAAACTTTGGATATGATAGAATGGCTAAGAAGAGGTTCATTCAGACTAATGAACATGATGGTTTGACTTGGAAAAATATCAAAAATGCAAAGTCTATAATAGGAATGTGGAACAGGAGAGATGAGTGCTGAAACCTATCACATCATTTAGTGGAGAATACCACTTTTTATCAAATTTCTATCCATGCCAAATCTCATCGTTTGGCGTGGTTTTTCCCACATTGGAACATGCATATGTTGCACATAAAACTGACGATCAATCTGTTAGAGAAGAAATATCTAAAATAGAAACGCCGGGCAAGGCAAAAAGGTTTGGTAGGAAAATAGAACTGATTGATGGTTGGGATGGGATGAAGCTTGATATCATGCGCCGTCTAGTGAAGCAGAAGTTTGCAGAGCCAGAATTACTAAATAAATTACTGGCTACTCAAGGGCGTGATCTAATAGAGGGCAACTTGCACGGAGATACATTTTTTGGACAATGCCCCTTGGGTGTTGGAAGAAATGAACTAGGAAAGATATTAATGTCAATTAGAGAAACATATTTATTGTTTAATTAAGGAGAAAAGAAATGGCAAAGAAAAAGCTACCAAAACCAAGAAACCCATTTGTTCAGCATCTAGTCGTCAAGAAACAAGGCGCACATACTGAATCCAAAAAAGGAAAGCGTTCCAAGGATAAGGTTGCTCTTAAAAAGGAGAGACATTATGACAAAGCAGCGTGATTGCGCTTCTTTGTTTTGATGTTTCAAGTTGTGTAACAAAATAGTGATAAAGGAACTATAGGTAAATACGGATAAGCGGCTCTATTTATACGATTTTTTTGGTCTTTTCGAAAGAAAAAGCTTTACATAACTTATAAAATATGTTATATTGCTTCTTGTATGTTGAATGCAGGAGAGAATAACGCATGTCTAATTTAAAAATAGGTGAGGTTGTTGAAATTTCACCGGTAAAGAAAAAAAGAAAAAGAAATTATGTAAACAACCCAGACTTCCTAGAAGCTTTGATTATTTACAAGAAACAATGTAATGCCGCAGATGCAGCAAAGGTCGAAAGACCAAGAATACCAAAATATATTGGCGAATGTATTTTTATGATCGCCAACAGAATATCAACCAGAAAGAACTTTAGCGGATACGCTTTTAGAGAAGATATGGTTATGGATGGTGTTGAAACTTGCTTTCGCTATATAGACAGGTTCAAGCCAGAAAAATATAACAACCCATTTGGTTTCTTTTCAATTGTCATATGGAGAGCTTTCTTACAGAGAATAGCTAAAGAAAAAAGACAATTATATTTGAAATATAAAAACTCGCAACTAATACACGTCAATGGTGGTTCATATTATAATGATGTTAGCAGTGACGCAGGTATAAATGGTAGTGGCGTTGATATAGACTACATGAATGCTTTCATAGAAGATTATGAAAACAAAGTTGAAGAGAAAAAAATTAAAAATAAGAAGGCTAAAGAAGATAAAGAATGAAGATATGCATAATTACAGATACACACTTCGGGGGTAGATCGGGTAATCAATATCTGATAAAAAATCAGGAGAAATTCTTTACTAACACATTTTTTCCGACATTGAAAGAAAATAATGTCACCACTATATTGCATGGTGGTGATTTATTTGATATAAGAAAATTTATTACATACCAATCGCTTCACGATACCAAAGAAATATTCCTTGACAAACTTGTAGAATATGGTATAACTATGCACATAATTGCTGGAAACCATGATATTACATACAAAAACACAAACAAGATAAATTCTCTTGATTTGCTTTTAAAGGAATACAAAAATATTAATGTCTACTCTAATGATGTAGAAAATCTTGAGTTTGACAAGCTAAAAATAGCTATGGTCCCTTGGATCAATCCTGAAAACTCAGAATCAATTCAAAAGCAACTCAGAAAAAGCAGTAGTGATTACATCCTCGGTCATTTTGAAATTGAGGGTTTTGTCATGAGTGGCGGTGAAAAGTGCAAGCATGGCTTGAAGCCAGAAATATTTTCCAAATTTGACAAAGTGTATTCAGGACATTTTCACGTTCCGTCACAAAAACACAATATCGAATATATTGGTGCGCCATACCAAATGGATTGGTCAGATTATGGTGGTGATAGAGGTTTCCTTATAATTGATAGTGAAACTCTAGAAGTCGAATTCATTTCAAATCCTTATACTATGTTCAAAGTCATAGATTATGATGACACTGACGCCAAGGTGGATGATCTAGAGGATTTGGATGAGGAATTATTTGAAGATTCTTACGTAAAACTTAATATCAAGAAAGTCAGCAATAAAGCTCTTTTGGAAAAATTTATCGAAAAAGTAGAAAGCTTTGATGTTGCAGATGTTAAGATAAATGAGACATACGAAGAATCAGATAATGATGAAGAGGAAAAAGAAGAGACTGCTGGAATTGAAGAGACAATATCTTTGGTGATGAGGCACATTGATGAACAAAATTATGACGAGGTAAAGAAAGAAGCTATTAAAGCCAAATTCAGAGACTTGTATAATAGAAGAGATGAATAATGGTAATTTTTGAAAAGATTAAATATAAAAACCTACTGTCAACTGGAAACGTGTTCAACGAGATAAACTTTGTTGAACACAAAATGAACCTGATAAGCGGAAGCAATGGCGGTGGCAAATCTACTATATTAGATGCAATAGTTTATTCCCTGTTCGGAAAGCCGTTTAGAAAAATAACCAAAGGGCTTCTTATCAATTCCATAAACAAAAAAGAACTATTGGTAGAGTTATACCTTTCTGTCGGAAACGCACAATACAAGATAGTGAGAGGCGACAAGCCTTCTGTGTTTGAGGTTTACAAAAATGACAAGCTCATAAATCAGGAAGCCTCGTCAAGAGACTATCAGACTGTTATAGAAGAAGATATCATAAGATGTAATTACAAAACATTTACTCAAATAGTCATATTGGGATCAGCAACATATATTCCTTTCATGGAGCTAAAACTTGACGAAAAGCGTAAAGTAATCGAAGATGTTTTGGATATCGGCGTATTCAGCCAGATTGCCGCAGGACCACTAAAAGCAGACATAGACGAATGTAAAGACTTGATAAGTGAAATTAATTCAGATATGCGCGTGACACAAACAAAACTTGATATGGCAAAAGAGCATAATGACAAAATAAAAAAGAGCAAATCTGTTGACACTTCTGATATTGAAGATGAAATCAAGAAATTGGAAGAACAGATTGAAACTGGCATTGCCACTAGAGACAAATATCAGGCCATTGTTGACGGATATGAAAAGCCTAAAGATTCTAATGATATAAAGAAAAAGATATCCAAAAGGATAGAACTTAAAGCCGATATAAACAGCAACAAGAAAAATCTTGCCAGAGAAATCGAGTTCTTAAAAAATAACACGACATGTCCTACCTGTAGACAGGCCATATCGGAAGATTTCAGACACGAAGTTTGTGAAACAAATGCACAATCTATTGAAGATATGGATGAGGGCTTGGAAAAGCTGGTGTCTATAATAGCTGGATTGGAAGAAGAGCTTAGAGATATTGAAGAGTATGAAGAAAGATACAAGTCAATAAAGAGCAAGCTTGAGAGGGTTGAATATACCTTGGATATGAATGAAAAACAACTTGGTTTGTATAAAAAGAAGCTAAAAGATTTTAGGGATAACGAGAAGATTTCGGTTGACTCTATAGACGATTCGGAGTATAAGAGGACTCTTGAAGAGCAGATGCAGCGTTACAACGATGCGGTGTTTGAAAGAGAGGTTTTGGCAGAAATTGCTAAAATGATGAAAGATGAAGGCGTCAAGAGTGACATAATACAAAAATACATTCCCAAGATGAATGAGTTGATAAACAACTATCTGATTCAGTTTGATCTATATGTGAATTTCACACTAGATGAAAACTTCAAGGCGACAATAAAATCTAGATATAGAGACAATTTCTCTTATGACAGCTTTTCACAAGGCGAGAAATTGAGAATAAACCTATCCATCATGCTTGCTTGGAAAGAGATAGCAAAGCTAAAGAATTCTATCAACACCAATTTGTTGATACTGGACGAAACTTTAGATGGCGCTCTGGATGGTGTTGGCGTAACAGACTTGGTTAAAGCTTTGAGAAATCTGGATGGCGAAAAGAATAATATTTTTGTAATATCTCACAGAGGCGATACATTAAAGGATATGTTCGATCATCACTTAAACTTCCACAAGACAAAGAATTTTAGTGTGATGAGCGTTATAGAATAAGGAAAAGTTAAGTAATATGGCTAACGCTTTTTATACCAGTGTCGAAAGACATATGAATGATATAATCTATCGGGGCTATGAAAACGGAAAACCTTTCACAAGAAAGGAGCGTTTTCAGCCCCGTCTTTTTATAGAAAAAAAGAACGCAAATAGTGGCTATTTCTCATTAGGAGAGAGAAAGCCGCTACTTGAGAAGAGATTTGATACTATGAAAGAATGCAGACAGTTCCTAGAGGAATATGCTGACGTTGCTGGTGTCAAGATATACGGCAATTCCAACTACATTTCACAGTTTATTCATGAGAAATTTCCGGGTGAAATAAAGTTTGATATAAACAAGATACACACATTCATGTTTGATATCGAGGTAGATATTTCAGATGGTTATCCTAACATGGAAACTGCTGATAAATCTATCACATCAATTGCAATCAAGTCTTCCAAGAGGGATGAATATCTACTTTTGGGTCTAAAGGACTATGACAAGTATAAAACTGAAACTGGTATTGATCCAGAAAAGATTCGCTTCATCAAATTTGATGATGAGATTAAGCTATTGTCTTATTTCGTAAAATATTGGAAAAATGATTATCCTGAGATTGTGAGCGGTTGGAACGTTGAATACTTCGATATTCAATACATCATCACAAGGCTAATCAGAATATTTGGTGAAGATGTTGCCAAATCTCTATCACCAATGAATGTCTTGAAGCAAGTCGAGAAGGAATTTTTCGGAAAGAAGCAATATACTTACCACATTTACGGAATGTCAATTCTGGATTACATGGATGCGTTCAAGAAATTTGGATATAAATATGGCACTCAGGAAAGCTATAAGCTTGACCATATTGCTCACGTGGTTTTGGGCGAAAGAAAACTATCATATGATGAATATGGTTCTTTGACAAAACTATACGAAGAAAATCCTCAGAAATACTTGGACTATAACCTTAAAGATACACATCTTATTCAAAGATTTGAAGAAGAGACTGCACTTCTTGCACTTGTTATCACAGTTGCGTATGACGGTGGGGTTAACTATAAAGATGCATTCGGGACCGTGGGTATTTGGGAGTCAATTCTTTACAGAAGATTGATGAGCAATTATGAGGTTCCACCTGTCAAGGGCGGGCCGGGTATGCGGGCGAATGATCTTGTCGGGGGATATGTGAAAGAACCAATTCCCGGTATGTATAAATGGGTAACATCATTCGACCTTAACAGTCTATATCCACACCTTATGATGCAATATAACATGTCACCTGAAACTCTTGTCAAGGGCGGCAATGTCTATACTGTTATTCAAAAGATCAGAGAAAATGCAGATGATCCTGAGCATAGTGAATATGCAGAAAGAGTTCTGGAATTTATTGATAGCGGGTTGTATAACAGAATATATAGTAATATGACAACTATTTTCTTGGATAATAGTTTGACAGAAGAAGATATTGAGTTGTTCAAACTAGCCAACAAAATGCACAATTATGCAATTTGTGTTAACGGAGCATTGTTCACCAAAGATTTTGAAGGGATGATTCCAAAGATCATTAATGAGAAATATGCTGAACGTAAAGACGTTAAGACAAAGATGTTACAGAAGGAAAGCGAACTAGAAAAGATCAATTCCAAAATGGAAAAAAATCCTAGTGAGGATTTGAAGCAACTACAAAGCAAAGTCAAGAAAGAAATAACTCAGTTGCACAATAAGCAAATGTCAGTTAAAATTCTTATGAACAGCTTGTATGGTGCCTCTGCCAACATCTACTTCCTTTACTATATTATGGAAATGGCGGAAGCTATCACCAAATCCGGTCAGCTTTCGGTGCAATGGTCAGGTAAATATGTAAATGAATACATGAACAAGATTCTGAAAACAGATGGCGTTGATTATGTGGTTTATATTGATACCGATTCCATTTACATAAGAATGGATGATCTTGTCAGAAAGGTCTTCAAAACAGATGACATATCCAAAGAAGATGGCGAAGATTTCTTGGATAAAGTATGTCAGGATAAGATTGAAAAAGTAATTGACAAATCTTACGATGATCTGTATAATATCTTAGGCGCATACAAAAATGCAATGAAGATGAAAAGAGAGAAGATAAACGACAAAGCTTTGTTTGTCTCTAAAAAGCGTTATGTTTTGAATACCTTGAACAGTGAAGGAGTTCATTACGATACTCCAAAAATATCAGTTACAGGTCTAGAGCAAGTTAGGTCTTCAACACCAGAGGTTGTTAGAGACAAATTGAAAAAATCATACCATATGGTTATGAATTTCGATGAACGCACAGTTCAAAAATTCATTGGTGATTTCAAAGACGAGTTCAAGACTTTGGAGCCTGAGAAAATCGGTAAAAATTCTGGAACCGATGACATTGAAAAATATGTATTGGGTGATAGTTATGCAAAAGGATGCCCCGGCCACGTTAGAGGCGCGATCATCTATAACAATTACCTAAAGAAGTTGGGTCTTCAAAAGAAATACAATTCTATCAAGTCGGGAGACAAGATCAAGATTGTATATTTGAAGTTGCCAAATCCAGTGAGAGAAAATGTAATATCATTCCCAGAGGTATTGCCGCATGAGTTTGGTTTGCATGAATATATCGACTATGATACCCAATTTGAAAAGGTATTTCTTGCACCGACTGAAAACATTTTGAATGTGGTTGGTTGGAGAGCAGTTAAGGTTGATTCTATTAAAGATATGTTTGAATAAAGGAAATAATATGAGTGTATTTGAAGACATTAAGGCCATGCAACTTAAATTTGGTCATAAGCAGTGGGCCTTGGACAATAAAGACAATAAAGAGTTGATGAAAAAACTCATTGCTTACAGAATTTGTAAAATGATGGATGAAGAAATGAATGAGCTTCGTTCTGCCGCATTTGTCGATGAAGACGCAGAAGAGATTGTTGATGCATTGATTGATCTTATGGTTTTTTCGGTGTCAATTCTAGATTTGATGGATGTTGATGGTCAAGAGGCATGGGATCGTGTTTATAAAGCCAATATGGCAAAAGAACCGGGTGTTAAACCGGGCCGTCCAAATAAATTTGGTATGCCAGATTTGCTCAAGCCCGAAGGATGGCAAGCACCAAGCAACGCAGACAACACCGGTTTCTTGAAAGATATCTATGAGTGACTTTAATGATTGGGACTATACCTTTATGCTTGAAGCCAAACTTTGGGCAACAAAAAGTAAAGACCCTAGCAGAAAAATAGGCGCTGTAATAGTGCAAGGAAGGAAACCCGTTGCTACAGGATACAACGGGTTTCCTGAACAAATCGAGGATAAAATTGAATATCTTCAAAATAGAGAATTCAAATATCCCAGAACTATACATGCTGAGATGAATGCAATTCACAATGCGTTGGATCACGGAGTGAAAATTCGTGGCGGCGTATTGTATGTATTTGGTCTTCCTACATGTTCTACTTGTGCTATTCAAGTTATTCGTGCGGGCATAAGCCGAATAGTATTTTGTGATTTGAACTCACAAGGTAGTCAATGGGCTGATAAAATGACAATAGAACTTTGTCAAGAGTCGGGCGTTGAGATAAGTGAGATGGACAAGAAAGAACTTGACTTATACGAGAAAAAGGTGTATAGTTTCTTTCAGCAGTGAAACAATGAAGAGAGTAAATTATGGTAAAATCTAGATTCGAGCTATTTCTAGACTTCGAAACTTTGTCAGAAGATGAAACTAAGGCTCCGGTAATCAACGTATCTGCTATTATCGTAGATAAAGATAAAATGATATCCGATACCCCATACATCACTAAAGATATAGTTCTTGTGAAACAATTCAAGTTATCCGTGGATGACCAAGTTGAAAATTATGGTGCAGAGGTTTCAGAATCTACACTTGAATTTTGGAAAAAACAACCCAAGGAAACAAGAGAACAACTGAAACCAAGTGAAGATGATCTAACCGTCAAGCAATTTGTGAAAGAATTTATAGAATTTTTGAACACAGAACCGACATTGGGTAAATGTTGGGCGAGAAACATCAAGTATGATTTCGCTATATTAAAGCGTCTTTTCTCTTACGCGGGTAAGAATATAGATGACTATATAGATCATTACATGATTAGGGATATCAGGAGTTCACTTGATGCTGTGATGGGATTTGCAGATGGTATTAATTTAAACTACTGCCCTGTTACAGATGAAGAGTTTTGGAATAAAGTTTTCAGGGCGCATGATAGCCGTTGGGATGTTATAGCTGATGTTTTAAGATATCAGTCAGTTTTGAGAAATGATAAAGATTTGGAGCAAATTAGAAGATGAGCAGAAAAATAAACAACAAAAATAGACCTAAGAGAGTAAACAATCCTGCGCCTGCGCCAGTTGCTAAAGAAGAGCAAAATCTAGACAGAGTTGAAATTACTCTTGAAGAATTGCAGCAAGTGAGACTTTTTGTGGGTATGCCAATGTATGGTGGCATGTGCAATGGTCTTACTACAAAAGGATTAATTGAATTGGCTATGGCGTGTCAAAGTCATGGTATTCAATTCTCCACACACTATCTTTTTAACGAGTCACTAATTCAACGTGCAAGAAATTACATCGCAGATGAATTTATGAGAAGCAACTGCACACACATGCTTTTCATTGACGCAGATATTGGCTTTAAAGCAGATGACGTTATTGCCATGCTTGCATATAGCCTAAAACATCCAGATTGTAAAGATGTTGTAGCCGCAATTTATCCTAGAAAAACAATCGCATGGGAAAAGGTTGACAAAGCTGCAAAATCTGGTATAGTAAGTAATCCGAACCAACTGGAAGACTACGCTGGTGACTTTGTTTTCAATTTCAAAGAAGGCACAACTGAAATGAAAATTTCACAACCAGCCGAGGTCGCGGAAACTGGAACAGGCTTCATGTTAATTCCAAGACATGTTTTTGAGAAATTTGATGAGGCATATCCAGAGTATAGATTTAGGCCAGACCATTTAAGATCAGCACATTTTGATGGTTCTAGAGAAATAACCGCCTATTTCCACTGTGAAATTGATAAAAATACAAAAAGATATCTTTCCGAAGATTATTTTTTCTGTAGGATGATTTCTGCTATTGGCTTGAAAACAGTCATATTGCCTTGGATTGAGCTTATGCATACTGGTAGCTATATCTATAAAGGATCAGTAGACAGAATGGCGCAATTACAGCTAGATTTGATTTCATCAGGAGTGAAAGACGGCTCAGAAGGAAGAGTATAATATATTATGATAATATCGCAGAAGACTTTGCAGATTTTGAAAAACTTTCAGGGAATCAACAAGTCTCTTCTTATCAAACCGGGAAGCGAAATTAGGACCATATCAGAACATGGTTCTATTTTCGCCATTGCCAGAGTGGAAGAGGATTTTCCGAAAGAAGTTGGTATCTATGAATTGAATAAATTACTAAGCACCATTGCACTTTATGACGAGCCAACCGTCATCTTTGGTGATAAATATATCGAAGTGTCCGAAAAGAACAAGAAAAGAAATACTAAACTTGTTCATACCGCACCTTCAATGATACATTCTCCCCCATATGATAAAACTCCCAAAATCCATGAGGAAAATGTGAAGTTTATTCTGTCGCAGGAAGATTTCACAGCTATCATGAAAAACGCTGCCAATTTGGGCGTTGAAGATTTTGAAATTAAAGCTGACGGGGAGAAGCTGTATGTTGGTGTATCTGACACTAACAATGTTACATCTGACGTTTTTTATATTGAATTGGGCGAAACTGAACAAAAGTTCAGATTTGTAATCAGCACCAACAATATCAAATTCATTCCAAGTGAGTATGTCATAACCGTTGGATCAGGCAAAGTTACCTTTGAAAATGACAGCATTACTTATTATGTTGCATTGGACTCAACTAAATCTAAAATGTAAAAGGAATAATAAATGGCTAAAAGAGAAAGAAAAGAAGAAATTATAGAAGTGGACATTCCAGAAAGAGAAGACGATGTTGGAGAATCTGTTGGCGGTGATGCTGCTCCAATGCTACCTCTAACAATAGAAGGTGCGTTGTTCTTCCTTAACCTAATGGAATATGCTGCTAAAAATGGCGCGTTTAATATCGAACAGTATTCACAAGTATCAGAAACCCACGCCGCTGTTGTAGGATTTTTGGTAGCAAACGATGTTCTTCAAGCCAACGAAGGAGATGATAACTAAGGTTGACTTTAACTTGTTAATATGGTATAATACAGGGGCGAATGTAAAAATTCGCCCCATTTTGAAAGGAATATTTTATTATGAATAAAGATGAAACTTGGTCTGAGAAATACCGCCCAAAAACTATTGATGATGCTATCTTACCAAAAGAGATTAAAGAAAAATTCAAAAGTTACATACAAGCTGGTCAATTCCCCAATTTGGTTCTTAGTGGACCATCTGGCACAGGAAAGACCACAGCGGCATTAGCTCTAGTTTCTGAGCTTGATTGTGATAATTATTTTGTAAACGGTTCACTAAACGCTGGTATTGATCGACTGAGACATGATATAACCAATTTTGCTTCCACTATTTCTTTTAGTGGAAAAAAGAAGGTTGTAATCATTGATGAAGCTGACGCAATGCCGAAATCAACGCAGTTGGGGTTCAGAAGCTTCACCAAACAATTTGACGCAAACTGTAGCTTCATATTTACATGTAACTATAAGAAAAAACTTCTACCCGCTTTGATTTCACGTTTCGCTGAGATTGATTTCCATGTGGTAGAAGATGAAAAGGCCGTGATGGCGTCAAAATTCATGAAAAGAACTGGCGAGGTTCTGGAAATGGAAAACGTGACATACGATAAAAAAGTCTTGGCACAGGTAATCATGAAATATTACCCAGACTTTAGGAAAGTGTTGGTTGAAATTCAAGCCTACGTCAAAGACGGGCATCGCGTTCTGGATGCTGGCATTTTTGCTTCGATGAAGCATATTGATGTTAACCTAGTGTATGACTTTTTGAAGAACAAAGATTTTGACAGTATGCGCGAGTGGGTTGCCGAAAACAGTGACCAAGAGGCAAGTCTTATTTTTAGAGAATTGTATGACAACTCAAAAGATCGCGTAGAACCTTCCACAATTCCAAACTTGGTAATGATCTTGGCTGAATATCAGTATAAAGATGCTTTGGTTGCCGATCCTGAAATCAACTTGGTTGCTTGTCTTGCAGAAATGATGGTGGAGTTATCCTTCAAATGAGTGGATTTTCTTCATTGTTTAAAGCAAAGCGTGTTACATGCGTGTGCTGTAACAGAAGCGTTAAAGATAAAAATTTAGCGAAGATTGTGATAAAGACCGGTGATGGTGAGGTTTTGCGTAAAGTTTGCAAAGATTGTGAAGTAATTTTAAATGGAGTGAGCAAAGATGGATGAAGAAAAGAAGCTGACGCCATTCGATTACGTCAAGTCCATTAACAATACTAAAAAGTATATCTTTGATGACGGTGAAGGCTACAATGCCTTTATTGTCAACAAGCAATTGTCCTATTTTCACGATACTGTCTTGTATGCTAATGATGTAAACTTATCTTATGAGCTTACGGATGAACAGAAATATGATTATCTTTTCCATTCAATTAGAAAGAGAGATAGGTTCAAGAGTTGGCGCAAAGATAGCAATAAGAAAACTTTAGAAAATATAATGGAATATTATAGGTGCAGTAGTAAGGTAGCGAAACAATATATCAGAACCCTTACTGCCGATGAATTAGAAAATATAAATAATATAATGGCACAACGCCAGTGATAAATTGTAATAATTATATAGGTGAAATTATAATGGAAGACATTTTTAAAGGTGTCGGGGTTGAAGTAGAATTATATTCCCCTGACGATTTCTTAAAAATTAAAGAAACTCTGACAAGAATAGGCATTGCATCTAAAAAAGACAAGACTCTTTTTCAGTCATGCCATATCCTCCACAAAAGAGGCAAATATGCTATTCTTCATTTTAAAGAGCTATTTAAATTAGACGGTAAAATGACTGATATTTCCGAAGAGGATATATCTAGACGTGATTCGATTGCGCTACTTTTAGATGAATGGAATCTCCTAAAGGTTGTAGGAGTTGACCGTGAAGATGATAGAGTTGATTTGAAACAAATTAAAATCGTTCCTTTCAAAGAGAAAAAGGATTGGAACTTGGAAACAAAATATAGTATTGGAAGGAAGAGATAATGAGATATTATAAGGTAGACGCTGATGCAGTGCCAGATTTGGAATTTGAACACGATCATTCCACTTTATTCAAACTACGTTCGTTTATAACACCAAAAAGCGAAGTTGTAGCATACAACCCACATCAAAAAGGACACTCCGTCCCTGTAAGATTGAAAAATGATGTTCCATACATTTCAATCCAGCCGCAGTTTAGAGTTCTGGTATCCACTGGTATTGTATTCAGTATACCAACAAAATTCCAACTTAGAGTAACTTCAAACAAAGCTTTGGCTCTATCTAACGGAATTACATTGCTAAACGGAACTGAGATTTACGACAATGATTATACCGAAGAATTGAGACTGACTCTTTTCAATAACAGCGATACTCCTGTTCACATTTTCAATAACGAAGTAATTGCAGAGGCTACCTTGAATAAAGTTCTAGAATATACATTAGAACCTACATCTAGAAAAGTTGCTGTCAAGAATGTCGAATCAACTGAACCAGAAGACGAAGACAAAACAGACGAATAAAAAAGGGGCCAATTGGCCCCTTTTCTTTTATTGAATTCCCGGTCCTATGTATTGAGGCGGGCTGGATACAAAGTTATTAACACTACTATCAACTGGACCGCTTGTTGTATTAGTTATGTTGGTTCGGTTGTCATTGTTTATTATAGTTGGTGATGATGTTCTATACTTGCTTTGCAGTCTTTCATCTACAGCATTCAAATCCAAGTTTCTAACAATTTCAGCAATGTTTCCTTGTGCTTGTCTCAAATCTTCAATAGCATTTCCAGTATCAACAAACACTGGCTGCTGTTCCATACCATAGTTTCCGTTTATATTCAGCATTTTGTTGAAGAATTCTTGTGCGCGAGGATTTGTTCTCATCCATGCAATCACGTCTTCATCATTAGGCAAAAACTCTTCGCCTCTCTCATTTTCATACTGTTGTCTAATTGCATGATATTCTAAGTCAGGATCGGTTATTCCACTAGAGAAATTAACTCCCAGATCATAAGGATTTCTCATGATTTCAGACAATAGACCTTTACCATCATTGGAGGTCCAGAATGAAGTGTTTCCTATATTTTGAGAAAGAATTCTACCAAAGTCTATCGCTTCCATGTCAGGAAACTTGCTTGCCAATTCTCTAATCAATTCCTGTGCTGCATCAATTTTTTCTTGTTCAGTTAGGTCATTGTTGTATTGGATGTTGTCAAACTGCCCGGTCAAATCTTCTTTGTTTTCTCTGATATAATCGGCCACATTTTGGTTTCTGGCAACATCAACTATTTCTAATCCGGGGGTTCTACTCGCATCCTCGGTAAGAATTTTATTGATTGCTTCCACAACTTTTTTATCGCCAATTCTCTCAGCCTCTTGCAATGAACTAATAAGTCCTGTTTTTTCCATGCTGGAAAGCACAAAATCTTCATTTTCTAATTGTTTTTGTAATATATCTTGTGCGTCTTGCATTTTATCTTCAATAACGCCTCTAGAATTTGTTATGTAAGAAATAAGTTTCTCACCAATAACCCAAGTCAAACCAATAGCTGCGCCTGCCAACATCCCGGTTGGTCCAAACATTGCACCATAAGTCGCAGATGTTACAACAAAATTTGCACTATCTTTAATATCGGCAACCATGTCTTCCGGTGCGCCCATTGCATCTGCGGCAGAACCTAACGCACTTGCTGCCAGAGTGCCAACAATTCCAGTGGCAATAGAAAGCAAACCATTACGAAGAAATGGTATTTTACTTAAAAATCCTCTTCTTGCAGCATCTCTTGCCACGTCAGAACCGCCGCCTGCTATGTTAGCGGCAGCGGTTGCTGCCAAAGATGCGCCTTTTCCTGCTGCCAAATTTTTAGTTAGATAAATCACAGAACCAGTTATAATGGCTCCAAACATATCTCCCAACTGCAATCCAAGAAAACCTAAATCAATATTAAGATCGAAATTGTCAAGCATATTATTGGCAAATGTAAAAGCGCCCCCTGCTATCAATCCGTAAAGACCTAGTTTTTTGCTAAAAGCTCGTCCTATTGCACCCCAAAGCATACCACTTTTAAGAGGTTCTATAATAGGCTCAAGCAAAGCACCCAATATTGGTATTTTATCTATTTCATAATCATAAAATGCAGATTCAAGAAATTCACCGGCCAAGTCTGCCGCTACCATGCCACCCATCGCAGCAATAACTCTAAGTGGAAGTGCAGCTATTGCCAGTAATGGTCCTAGTGCGCCCAGAACTCCCATGAATGAGCTTCCAGAACCATTTTTGTCCATAATAGGCTTTGGATTATTTTTTGGTTCTTTGTCTCTTCTTTTACGATCTTCACGATCTTCCGATTCCTGAATTCTATTCTGAATTTCTATATTTCTAAGTCTATCATGTTCGATGTATGTTTCGTTCAAGATATTCTTCAATATACTTGTTTGAATTTCCATCTCAGAATTAATAGACTTGAAAGTATCATTAAACTTATCTAATCTTAATCCGATAGAACGTATAGAGTTGGTGCCAGTATTTCGTAGTAACTGGCCCTCATTCGTAATTTTATCTACTAATTTTTTAGTGTTGTCGGAAAAGTTCTTGGCAAGTCTTTCGGTATCTGACATTGCAGTAGAATCATTTTGATCGCTCTGAGGTTTGGAGGCGACAGAACGTTTGGAGGAAGACTTCTTTCCACCATCCGATTTATTTGTTTGGTCGTTTGTGCCGCCATTCTCTGCCATTTAAATTATCCTTTTGACTGCTCTAATCTTTTTTGTTCAACTTCTTGAAGATGGTCCACCAATAGAGTATGAAATATATCACGTTCATATGGGAACATATCATCTAGGTCTGCTTTTGAGTATTTATGATGCTGAATCAACGAAAACTGAACTTTATAGAATAGAAACAAGTCCATATGACTCAGCATTAGATAAAAAAAGTTTCTGTTCCTTCTATGACAAATGATTTTTCTTTACCCAGATTATTAGTATATTTTATCTCATGTCTAATTCTTGGTGTTGTTTGGAAGAATTCATTCATCGCTGCAACAGCCTTTGGATCAAGATCGTCTAGGAAATCACCAATGCTTTCATTTGTTTCGTTTGTGAAATCATATGTTGTTTCTGTAGAAACTAATTTATCCAAACAGCTAACCAAAATGTTGTATGAACGCTCCACTTCTGGCAAATCGCTTTTGTCAACTTCCATTATAGCATTTATTGTTGGGTATCTCATTACCAACATGTAATCGTCATTCAATTTTATTTTGTTTGAATGGTTTGGATATGTCTTTACTTCTATATTTTCCAAGTTCAATTTTAGAGTGACTGTTTCATCAGTCTCGTCATCTTTGATTTTGAACTCGATTTCGTTGTCAACTGATCTTGATCTAATTCTCAAAAGAAGATATTCAATATCAAAAATAGGAAGTGTTTCCACGTCAAAAACATCTTTTTCTTTCTTCGCCCTCACACAGTTGTTCAGGATTTGCTTTGCGGAAAGAATTGCTTGTTCAAAATTCTTTGACTGTTTTGCTATAAGAAGTATTTTTTCTTCTTTAACAGTATATGGTCTATATAGAATTTCCATTCCATTTGAAGGTAGCTTGTCTTCATAAAGAGGCATCTGTATCTTAGGTAGCGCCATTCATTAATACTCCATTATAATAATTTGTCTAATAGTTTCTTGCCGTCATTATAGACGCGCTGTTTTATTCTTGTTTCGATATCAATAAAGTCTCGCAAAGTAGCGGAACGTGAATCGTTTGTGTGCATTGTTTTGCCGGGCTGGAAATATACGCCACTAATACCCTGCTTCAATCTATCAAGGGCTTCTGACCCATTTCCGGTTGCGCCAGCTTCCAGTTGCATACCGGAATATGAAAACTGAACTGGCATACTCACGTAATTATCATTATCATCCCAAGCTAGGTTAAGGGAAGTGACGTTTGTAGGAAATGCGTTAAAATATCTCGCTACATATTTATCATTGATATTGTCAGAACTGTAAAACCATATTTCCATAGTGGTTGCATAATCTTCCATATAACCAATTTCATACGCTGACATTCCATTGACGGTCATGTTAGGATTGCTAACATCATAATTTATAATTTCCTGCATCCATGCATGGAAAAAGCCCATCACTGCATGATTTGAATCCAGCATGAATGTGCAATTCAAAGGCTCAGATGAAATTCCATATGGTAGCATTTGAGGCAAACCATAGTTATTGTTAGCGTATTCAAATGTCTTTAGGTTCAAACCCGGTAAAGTTGTTTCTTTACAAAAAGCATGTAGATCGCCAATTCTCATTCTACCACGATCTTTGCCGTGTATAATAACTCTAAACAAGTTTGCTTTTGCAATGCCATTGTAGGCATTCAAGGTAGCTTTAAATTCGTTCATGTTCATTTTTTGATGTTCCTTCTGGAATCGGCCCAAACCTCTTCTTTGGACGCCTTTTTGAAACTTTCTACTGGCATGTATATTGCAGATTCCCATGCGCTCGGATGTATCTTCACAAACTCAGTTGTGAAATGTTTTCCCAAATATCTTTTTATGCAAGGTTTAAAATATCGACTTTTTGCGACAGAAGCCAAAAGCTGATAGTTTATTTTCATTTTTGTTTTCTCGTCTAGATTTTTATTACTCACAGTTTCCATTAGTGCATCTAGAAGCTTCGCTCTCATTGCAGGAGGAAGATAATGCAAATTAAGAGCTAGAATGCCGTCAGGATATCTTTCTATTGGTATTATTAATGGAAAGCTATCATAGTATTTCAGCGTATCTTTATGTTTAGGATCATAATGAACAAAATACATTTGTCCGGGTCCGACATTGGTCCACGACCTTATTTTGGTTGCACTTTCAGATTCAACTATCTTGCTTCCGCTGCGGCCTGAAATCTTGACAAGATTATCTCTGAACCAAGTAATTGATTCTTTTCTTTTAAATCTGCCTTTACCTTCGCTTACGTTTTTCTTCAATAAGTCTTGAAACAGTCTTCTAGCCATTATCTAACACCCAATTCTTTCTCAGTGAATATTTCAAAGTCCCAACCTTTATCGGCACAGAACTCCCTTGCGGCCTTCCATTTAGCTTCATTTATAGCATAAGTTGCAGCTTCGCGCAAGTATCTTCTAGAAGTTCTGCCAGTTTTTGTAGCATTTTTCTTGCTAGGATCGGGCGGCATTGTCTGCGCCTTGGGCTTTATTTCTATCATTATTGTTCTGGTTTTTTTTGTTTTAGGATCGCGCAATCTAACAATAACGTCAGGAAAATACCGATGAACCCTGTTATCTTTTGGTGAAACGTATGGTATGGCTAATTCTTCACTGGACCACCAAATCACTTCTGGCCGCCTGTCCAAATATCTAAAAAACTTCGCTTCCCATAGGGAGCGATAGACTATGTTGGATGCATCACCATTATATTTTTCTGGATTCTGCGGCCTGAACATACCCTTGTATGCCATAATATTTCCTTTTTGGTTATAAATAGTCTTGACTGTCAGTAATATTTATAAGGAAAATTTTCAAAATGGCTACGAATATATCAAATATAGGAACATCTGTTCCAAAGCCAGTAAGATTGGACATGGACAATTACAGGAGAAATAGTTCAGCTTCAATGATGACATTTCCTACAGATTTGGGTGTCAACTCTATGCTTATGGTATTTAGAAAGTATGAATACACTCCTGCTGGCACTATTGGTTTAAATTCTCTGCAAAGGGGCGATAGAGGCAACAGCGTTGTGCAAAGAGGATTGGACGCAGTTAATTTCCCAATTCCCACCAACCTTCAAGACCAAAACGAAGCCCGTCTTGGTAGATTTGATATGAGATACTTGGGTGACGTTGTAGCTCAGTCTTTTAACAGAGAAGATTTTGTTAAAATGACAAGTGCGGACGGTGCCGAGTTGTATAATATGATAAAAGGTGGAAATAAAGATGTTATGGACGAAGCTGCATACTTGGCTAGATTTGCAGGCAGTGATTTTGCTAGAGCATTTAGTGCTGGTCGTGGTGTAGTTGCAAACCCTAAAGCATCTCTTGTCTATGAAGGACATGAATTTAAACTGCATTCTTTCGTGTGGAATTTGGCCCCAAGATCAGAAGCAGATTCTATAATGTTGAAAAATATCACAGACGTTATTAAAAGAAATCAGCTACCCGCAACAGGTGGTCGAGTCGCAACAATGACATATTTGAGATATCCATCCATAGTAGACCTGTATCTTCTAGGTGTAGATCAAAACTTCTTCTACAAATTTAAACCGGCCATGCTAAGATCATTTAACATAAACTATTCTGGTCAGAACGCAGTCTCCATTTTGAGAGGCGGAAGACCGGCTAACGTAACAATAGAAATGAACTTCATCGAAACCGATATTCATTATAGTCATGAATATGGCGGCAGTATTGTGGATGATGTTGATATGGGCATAAATGATAATAGTAGATGGGGAACCGGCTCAGTAAGGTAAGGGGATTTAGAAATGCCAACATATTTTAACCTGTTTCCAAAGGTAAAATACAACGATAAGAGTGTGGTGGATATCACAAGAAAATCTTCTATGATTGAGGATGCGCTAAACAACAGCTTGTTGATATTGCCTTACACTGTAGTTGACGGCGAAAGACCGGAAGATATCGCATATGCTTATTATGGAACGATTGAATACTATTGGGTCATATTGATGGTAAACAATATCAATAACTACTATGAAGATTGGGTGATGACTTCTGACGCATTCAACAATTATCTTATGAAAAAGTATGAAGAGCAGTCGGGCAAAAAGGGCTATGAAGTCATATCTTGGACACAAAATGAAAAGATATTGGATAATGTTTTGTATTATTTGGATGAAGACGGAATAGAAACATCTTTGGATACTATCATAATAAATCATGTCCCAAGGCAGTTTTGGGATCAGAGAAATACATTGGAAGGGCAGAAGTTTCTTATTGAAAACTTTATAAGTAATGTTGAAGGCTTTGAACCCATCAGAATATATGATTACGAATATATTTCAAACGAAAACAAAAGAAAAATCAAAGTAATAAACAAGAATTACATTGATAGAGTAATTCAAGATTTTAAAAATAGCATGAGGTAATAGTGGCAAACACAATGAGAGCAATAGGTAGTTGTGATGTTGAAGCAGCTACCCTATTTTCATATGACAATACAAATATAGTTGATATTAAATTCCTAATTGCCAATGTCAGCATTAGTGAAAGTATCAATAGAACAAACATGTCTGTGTATATTGATGTTTTGGATACGCAAGGTATCTTAAACCATTTCCCAATTGTCGGTGAAGAAACGTTGTTTCTGGAAATTAACGATGCTTATACAAATACTACAACAAAGTTGGAGCTATCTGTAGTTGCCGTCACCAATATAAAAATCTTGGAAAAGAACGATGGTCTTTCCTATCGGCTTGAACTTATATCTAAAACTTCTTTCAAATCAAAATTGAGAAGAGTTTTGGCATCATTCGAAAAGCCAACATTTGAAATCGTAATAGATATTTTCAATCAAACATTTGAGAATATAGTGCAAAATTCTGATACCGTTGAATTTAGTGATAGATTAAGAGAAGAGATGAGAAACATCATCGGCACAAGCGGTGAGTTTGGCACATCTGAGTATACCATTTTCAACATACCTGACGGAAGATCATTTACTGTTGAAAAAACAGACGCGGAAGTGAGATGCTTGATACCAAACTATACGCCTGAACAGGCAATGATGTATCTCGCATCTATTTCTCTGAACCAAACCAGTAGCCCATCATGCAGCTTCAAGTTTTTCGAAACTAAAAGCGGATATTTCTTTGTTACAGATGAATTTCTAATCAGACAGGCGACACAAGAAGAAAATGAAAGTAGAATAAAACCTCTACACTACTCTAGCACAACTAGCAGAAACCCGGAAGCATTTGAAATACAAGCAAATAAACTAAAGAGTATTTCAGTTCTTAGATATGCGGACACAATGGCAGATTTATATTCTGGCGCATACAACACAAGAATAGTATCACTTGATGTTCTATACGGAATAGCAGAAAATCTTAGATTTAACAATGAAAATGCAAAAGATACTTTTAGTGGCATAGACGTTAACGCAAAAGAAAAGCACAGTGATTCCTTTATTGAAAACATTTTCATAGAGGAAAATGAGAGGGTTCTTACTTTCGTTAAAAACTATGACACATACGGCAACATACAAATTAAGGGCGATCAGTTTATCCCAGAAATATCATTGAACCGATCTTCATATTCTCATAGAATGAACAGCACCGTATTGTCCGCAGTTATTGATGGTCGTCTGGACATATCCGCAGGGGATGTGGTATACCTTAATTTGAACGAAATGACTTCTGCCGAGGAAAGAGAAAAGGACACCAAATTTTCTGGAAGATATTTGGTGTCAGATGTTGAGAACAATATTAAAGGTAAGACCTTGGAAACTAAAATGAAATTAATTAAGTATGGATGGGAAGACTAATGGCTGGTTTTAGTAATTTAGTATTTTTTATCGGAGTAGTTGAAAATAACTATGATGAAAGGCTTGAAGGTAGAGTTCAGGTTAGAGCTTTCGGTTTTCATGGGACAGTCGATCAGATACCAACAAGAGATTTGCCTTGGGCAATACCAATTGCTACAGGATATGATGTAAACTATCCAATACCCCCGTTGAATTCTTGGGTATTTGGATTTTTCATGGATGGTCATGCAGCGCAGCAACCAATGCTTTTAGGTATAATGCCAACTCAATTTGTAGAACCAATAAATCCAGAGGTTAATGGATGGGGCGTCATAGATGCGATGGACTACGATATTAGAGCAAAAGGTTTTAGACCGCAAGACGCTGGACAACCGCAAAACTCACGATTGGCTAGAGGTGAAAATCTAGAACAAACTTACAACTCTGACGTTGAAATAACCAAAGTTAGTGATGTTGTGAGTTCAAGCGGAGAAACTTGGTCTGAACCGGGATCAGCATACAGAGCAAGATATCCATATAATAGAGTTATTGAAACCGCATCCGGTCATTCAATAGAATTGGATGATACACCCGGTGGCGAAAGAATAATGATTTATCATAACAGCGGTTCATATGTTCAAGTTGATCCTGTCGGAACATCTACGTATAAGTCCACAGGTGACAAATTTGATGTAAATGAAAGTAATATGCACGTCTATGTTGGCGGCAAATCTGACGTTACTATTTTGGGAGATTGCTATCTTAGAGTTGAAGGATCACGCTCAGAAGAAATAATGGGAGATAGCAGAACCATAGTTCACGGAAATTATGAATTGAACGTTGGTGGTTTTGCCAATATGAATGTCTCGGATGAAATGCAAATGCGTGGAGCAAGAGTAGCACTGGAAGCAAAAGTTGAAGATGTTAATATTCTTGCCGCAAAGAATTTGAACATGACAGGAAAGAAAAGTGCATCTGTAAATTCAGAAAAATCAGTATCGGTTCAGTCTAACGAGGTATTGGGTATTAAATCGCAAAATACATCAATGGAATCTGAAACTGCGATAAATATGAAATCCGAAAGGATCAATATTGGCGGCGGCTCAAAAATCAGCCTTAACGCTTCACTAGTTTCTATTGATGATTATGTTAACTTGTCAACTGGCGATTCTGATGAACCAGAAAGCTCATTTGACGGTGTAATTGCTGATTCTGTGCAAATGACTGAACCTACCAGTAAATCAGTCTCAGGAATTGCTACCATAGGTGGAGGCGGTGGTTCAGGTGGCGGTTCTGCCGGTGTTGTCGGCCCTACATCCTTTGAGGGAATTCCAGAAGATTTCTCTAGCAGCTTTACGTCAGACTGTTCAACTGACCTTGTAGATAGTTTAAAAACAGAAGAGAGATTTTCTCCGAAAGCATATTGGGATTACAAGCAGTGGAGTATCGGATACGGCATTGCAACTGACAACCCCAATGAAGTCATAAGCGAAGAAGAAGCAACTAGAAGATTGGCTGCAAGAGTTTCTACTGATAGAAATTACGTTGCAAGTTATGGCAGAAGCAGGGGTTATAACTGGAATGATTGTCAGGTTGACGCCTTGACTTCATTTGTTTATAATTTGGGGAGAGGTCAACTTGAAAACGTGACTGCATCTGGCAGAAGATCAAACGATGAGATTGCCCGTGCAATGTTAGAATATAATGGAACTGTTAAAAATGGCGTCAAGCAAGTCCTTCCCGGCCTTGTAAAAAGAAGAAGATCAGAATCAGATTGGTTCAAAAGTGGCTCTGGCATAAAGGTAGAACCTGATGTTAACGACGATGGAGTTATGGTATAATGGCAGCTATATGCGATAAGAACGTAGTAAATAAAGCAATCAATGAGGTTTCAGACAGATTGATTGCGGAATACAATAATTATGTTTCTAGTGGAGATACTGCCGCCAGAAGCCCAGAGAAGGTCAATCTATTGTATGAAAACACTGCATTGTTCAACGATTTTATCAATAGACCGGAAGTAAAGCAAAAGATTGTAGAAGAGGTTTATCCAAATATAATTGCCAGAACTGTTCAAAACGTATTCGTAACTCCATATGAAATAGATACAATGATAAATCAGTCTCTTGCAATTAAACCCGCAACAATATTCGAGGGTGTATACACAGAAGATTCTTACAATGAATATAAAAACATCGTAAGACAGCCTGTTGTGACGGATGGAAACACTTCAAATAATGGTGGGGTTGGCTCTGGTTCTGGTAATACTGGCAGCACAGGTGATTCTGATGGCGTAGACTTTTCAGACATATTGATAATAAAGCCAAACGATCCTAAGATAGACGTTATTTTAAATGAATACGAGTATTACCTTGGAAACAATTTCAAGAGTAGATCATCCCTGAGTTCATTTTGTGATATGGCTCCGAGTATATTTGAGAAAATACAAAGAGTTACAGATGTATTCAAGGGTTTCAAAAGACTAGCGGGTAAAATATCCAGCACCTTTTCAAAAATAAGTAGTGGCATTGCCTCTACCACATTTTCACAACTTAAAAATATCGTCACAGACCATGTTAAGATAGTTTTCGAAAGAGAGTTGAACAGGCTTAAAAATTTCTCATTTAAACTTGTCACAAATTCAAAAAGCATGTCCAAGAGAGTTGCCACCAAAACCAGCAAGTTGCTGGAAGACGCGAGAGCTTTTTTCACAGAAGAGAACATGAATGAGATACAAGATAGCATCAAAGCTCAAGTTGAATATGTTCTAGATTTCTTTAAAGAACCTAGTATAGAAGAAATTCAATATATCGTATATCGCTTCTGCACACTTTTGACAACACTGGATCATGTTTTCAAGGCAAAAATATCACCATTGAAACAGGTAATTCAATCTCACGATGAGACAAGGCTTGCTCTTGAAGCGACAAGTGGCATGGCAACATCCAGAGCCATAAGAGCGGGTGCGTTCAGATTGCCGCCACAGCAATATGATGCAACAAGATCATCCTATTCTTCAAGATTAAAAAGTGTGAGTGACCAAGTTGGATCAAATTATAATCCAAATACCATTACTATAACGCCGGAAGATTTGGACGGGGTTACACCTTGGAACAATGGAAATGGAGATTCCAGAATTGGTTTTAATGGTCAATGGGTCACAAAACTAGGTGCGATTGGATGGACAGGGGTTAAACCTGAAATAAGAATTATGATAATGCAAGTTCAGGCTGAATTTGGAAAGAGACTGATTATAAACAGTGGCCTTCGCCCTGAATGGTATAATAGAACAATTCCAAACGCTGCTAAAAGAAGCTTGCACATATCTGGTGTTGCGTTGGACGTTACATGGGCTGGTTTTAGTGGATCAAATAGCACAGAAGGCAGACGTTTTATAAGTATATGTAGAAAATATGGGTTCACAGGATTTGGTCTTGGATATAGCTCTTTCATACACGTCGATACCGGTAATAGAAACTTCGGAGGAAGATCATAAATGGCATTACCTAGAATACATAATAAAGTAGAAGTAAAGCGAGATGCAATCTATAGAGATTTTAATTCTACTATGGACAAAAATCTTATAACCAATGATATTCCCGCCTTGAGTGATGTTGATGCGGTAAAATCTAGTATGAAGAATATTCTTCTTACAGACAGAGGAACTAGAGTATTTAATCCCAACTTTGGTGGAAATATCAGGAAATTCTTATTTGAGAATAAATTTTCTCCTGCGTTGACTAAATTAGTCGAAGAAGAAGTGATAAGAGCAATAAATACCTATGAACCAAGAGTCACATTGGAAAGTGTAGAGTGTATTATGCCAATGGATGACAATATAATGCGTGTGATTATAAACTTTTATATCATAAACAATGAGCAAATGCAGTCAACTACAATAACAATGGAAAAGATTAGATGACAAATAATTTAGACACTTCTTCACTAGATTTCCAAAATTACAAATCTAGTATCAAGACATTTTTGAAAAATCAATCTCAATTCAAAGATTACGACTTTGAAGGCTCAAACATGTCTGTCTTGATAGACATTTTGGCATATAACACTTTCCACAATGCGTTTTACAATAACATGGCGCTATCTGAGATGTTTCTTGATAGCGCACAGCTACGTTCTGCGATAACCTCTCATGCTAAATCTTTGAACTATCTCCCAAGATCAAAAAGATCAGCAACCGGTTCTCTTAAAGTCTCAATAGAAGTCGAAGATGGCGCACCATTCGTCACAATTCCTGCTAGAACTGTTTTCAATTCACCAAATTCAAATGGTAGAAGCTTCAAATTTTATACAATGGAAGCGCATACCATAACCCCTCATAACGGGATATACACTTCGGATGAGATACCCGTTTTTGAAGGTAATATGAAAACAGAGAAATTTTTCATATCAGACGATTTGAATAAAAAGTATCCTGTCGGTGCGGTCGATGTTGACACCACATCGTTGAAGGTATTCATCACAAATAACGATGGCATAGAAGAAGAATATATACTGGCAGAGAGCATTTATCAAATAACAGATAAAAGTAAGGTGTATTACTTGCAATTATCAAATGATACATACGAGATTTATTTTGGCATGAATGTCTTTGGACGTGCGCCAGACGTAAACTCAGTAATGCGTATAGAATATATTGTAACAAATGGTGAAGACGCCAACGGTGTTTGTGAATTTTATTCTCAATCAAGAATAGACGGATATAAAGTTTCTCAGGTAACTCCGATCAATGTGGCGCACGGTGGATCAAATGCAGAAAGCAATGAATCTATTAAAAAGAGCGCACCTAGATCATACCAGATGCAAGACAGGGCAATCTCTGAAAGCGATTATGTTAATATATTGAAAGATAAATTTCCAGAAGTCCAATCTATATCAGTCATTGGTGGTGAGCAACTAAGCCCGCCTGTATATGGAAGAGTTTTCATTTATGTTGATGCCAAAGGTATCGACGGCATTTCTAGTAACTTGAAAGATAAGATAAGAAACTTTATAACACCAAGAATGCCGGTGGGAATATCCGTTGACATAGAAAATCCAAACTTCTTCTTCCTTGAAGTTGTTTCTGAGGCTATATATGACGGCAAGGTAACAAACAAGTCAAAAGCAAATATCACCAAAGCTGTTTATGACAATATTAAATCCTATGTGAATGAGAATGTAAGTGAATTTGGAATTACTTTTTATCATTCAAAAATGGAAAATGCTGTCAATAACTCAGACGGTGCTATTTTGTCTAACATGACAAGCGTTCGCATATACAGTGAGCATGAGCTTCTAGTTGGGATCAGAAACGATTTCATCATTAATTTCGGAATGGAATTGACTCCGATAAGCGATTATGCTTATAGAGCATTTGCATCTGAAAATCCAAATATGACAAATCTTCCAGATTTGAATAGAAACTCAAATAGCAGACCTCCCACAGTTTCTTCTAGCCCATTTACATATGGTGGTCTAGTTGCATATATTAGAGATAATGGTTCAGGAACATTACAAGTTGTTAGAAGCGTAGGTAATAGAGAAATAGTTATCAATAAAAATATTGGAACAGTTGATTATAAAACCGGAAGAGTTAGAATAAATAAGCTTATAACTCAGGGATATAATGGCTCTGGCGTTAAATTTTACGCAGTTCCTAAGAGTAGAGATTTCTCAATACCTAAAAATACATTACTTTCAATAAGAAATGAGGATTTGAGAGTAACCGCAAAAACTAATTAATGGATAATGAAATATGAACAAACATGATGTGTCTCAATATATAAGACAGCAATTCCCCACTGCTTATGAGGAAGGTGGAGAAGGTTTTATAGCATTCGTTGAAGCTTATTACGAATATTTGGATCAGAATCATTTCAAAAATAGAACTATGATTGAAAGTATTGATCTAGACACAACACTAGATGAGTTCGTAGTTCATTTCAAAGAAACATATCTAAAGGATTTTCCGTTTGTCGCCGCGACAGATAGAAAGTTCATGATTAAGCATATCTTGGATTTTTATAAATCAAAGGGTAGCTCATTATCTACAGAATTGCTAATTCGTATGCTATACGGAGAAGATTCATCTGTTAACCTTCCATCAAAAGATATTTTAAGAGCATCCAGTTCTGATTGGACCGAGCCTGAATATATCGAAGTATCCAGAAGCGATAGAACTATAAGTTTCTTGGATAAAGAAGTTGTAGGTTCAAAATCAAAAGCTAAGGCTACCGTAGAGGGCATTGTTACCAAAAGGGTTAACGGAAAATATATTGACGTTGTTTATATTGATAATGTCAAAGGAAACTTTATCAAAGACGAATTCATAACTGATGATGGTAATTTGAGAAATGCTCCTATCATTGTTGGTTCTTTGACCGCAGTCAACATCTCAAATGGTGGTAGAAATAACAAGGTCGGTGACATATTTAATGTTATTGGCGCTAACGGTGAAAGAGGAAAGGTCCGCGTTTCTGAAATAGTCGGTGCTACCGGTAGGGTAGACTTTTCTATTGTTGACGGTGGTTTCGGTTATACCTCCAACGCTGATACTGATGTTTATATATCAGACGCAATTCTTCAAGTTAAAAATGAAGACATGCTATTTGAAAAGTTTGATGAAGTCAGACAGCACAGCGAAACTCTTGACCTAATATCTTTTGAACAAACAGCCAATGTGATAACCATAGGTGATACTATGGTCGGAGTAACATCATCTGGTTCAGTTATAGCTAATGGCGTCGTTACTTCTATTACAGACGGCGGCGACGGGACCGGAAAAGTAAAACTTTTGGTCAAAGAAGGCACTTTCGACACTCAAAGAAGACTTACAGTTAATGGTGGAAATACCGCCAGCTTCACCGTGGGCGACATTGTGACCGAGGAATCTTTTGCAACAATAGAAGTTTCAAGCAACACAATTCCTCTTGTGGTCGGTCAGAGATTAGAGCAATCCAGAGAAATACAATTGCAGGCAAAGACAGGCACACTTGTTCTTACTACTGCTGTTGCTAACACATTTTCAGCCGGTGAAGTCGTCACATGCGCGGATGATTCTGGAAATACTATAATAAGCGGTAAAGTGGTTGTAGCGTCTTCACCAACCACTTTAAAGCTAAATTCAATTGTTACATATCGCGCACCCAATACATTTGTAACAGGAAGAACAGTTTTGGGCGTGACTTCTAATGTTACAGCTACCGTAAGCAGCTACACATCAAATCCAATTCCTCCTGTATATTCTGACAAATCTTACGGAATAATCACAAATATTGCAGGCAACCAAGTCTCTCTAGCTGGAATGTGGGGAGAATTTGATAGCTCCACAAGCGCATTTATATTTGCAAACAGCACGTCAACATCTGTTGCCGGTGGTTGCTACATCAATACTGTAACTTATACCGAAAGAGGCGCAATAGGTAAAATAGCATCTAAGACTGCCACAACTTTGAACCTACAAGGGGTCAGAGGGGATTTCAATGTTGGAAACAAGGTAAAGTCTAAAAAATCAATAGACGTAAGAAATATAACCGCTGTGAGCGACGTTGGAGCGGCTGACGTTAGATTGAACGGAAACGTCAGTTTAACATCCGTTATTTCATTAGTTGCAAATACTTCCGCAACAGGTAAAGTAATAGGCCAAAATACATCTTCCGTTGGCGTATGGGGTAATACAAATCCGTTTATGTCCTCTGGTGATATTAGCGTTCCAAACACATCCAGAGTTATAGATGCTCTTACAACATCTGATACAAACTTGGTGACTATCCGTGTAACATCACCACACGGCTATTCTCAGAACGATTCTGTTATCATAAACATTGATTTGCAGCAAAATAGTGAAGTCAAGAAAATATACGGCCTTTATACCGTAGTTTCCATTGTAAACTCTACCACATTCAGAGTTCAAATGGATGAACAATATGGTAATATAATAAGAATGGGTAACTTCCAGTTCTTTACTTCAACTGTTAACAAAACAGTCGTCATACCAATATATGTTGAAAGAAAAAGCGGCGAGAATTTCAACAAAGAAGTTTATGGTGTTTCAAGTGGTTCTGATGCCAATTTTAACGTAGGATCATTGGAAGGCGAGGAAACAGTCTTCATCAATACTGACTTTGTGGGCGATGAAAACATTGTCGGCGTGGATTATCTTGACATTAGACTAGACGGTTCTCAATCTGGTATCGGATTCGTCGGTGCAATAAACGTGGTTGACGGTGGCACACAATACGCAAACGGGGCGCAGCTTACTTTCACAGGCGGCGGTTACGGAAGCGGCGAACCAGAAATAGTTGCAATTGGTAGTGTAATGACAAACTCCAATGGCGCTATAATAGATGTTAATATTTCAAACATGGGTCAGGGTTATTATTCAGCGCCAACTATAACATTGCCTGCAACCTCTGGAACACCCGCTACCTTGGTTCCATTAATGGAATTTGGATATGGTTTCCCTAAACTACCCACTGGTGGTCACGAAAACATGCTTGAAGACCTGTTTACTTCAAAAGAAATGACAATTGGTAAAATTTCTACCTTGAGCAACATCAACCCCGGTATTAACTACAACGCAAACCCATACGTATTAGTATATAATTCATATATTGCTGGTTTCCAAAGAACAGATAGAATTGTTGTTTCATCCGAAGGTGAGACAATGTTCATTGTTGGAGAAATAGTATCACAACAAATACCCGGAAGCGGCGGCGCGATAATTTCACCTAAAGGTTACGTGTCATCTATCCAAGGCACAACGGTATATATTAAAAGAATGTCATTTAACACCAGCTTTGCAGCGGGAATACCGTTGGTTGGACAAACATCTTCTGCTATAAGATATGTTCAAACTGTAGAAGAATTATCCGGTGGCATGGTGTTGGGTGACAACGCTATCATAAATGCTACAACAATTGCGGCAGATGGTATTGCAACAGAGCTTGAAGTTATAGATTCTGGTTTTGGATATGAGCATATGCAAAACGTTTCAATATTCAATTCAAGTAGTCCGTTCATCATGACCGGGACCGCTGTAGTTTCACGTCACGGTAAATCAGAGGGTTCATGGAAATCTCAGGTTTCTCAGTTGGATGGAAATTCCAGAATACATGACAACAATTACTACCAAGAGTTTTCTTATGAAGTAATTGCTGGCCGTTCTATGGACACCTATAAAGACGTGTTGAAAAAGATCACACACGTCGCTGGAACCAAGATGTTTGGTAAAGTTGAAAAGAACTCATTCTTGGATACAAGAATTAAAAATACTCAAGCAAACATTAGCAGAGGCGTGGACAACTATTCAACCGTTTCCAACAAGCTTATAACTGAGATATTCAATAACAACGAAAGAGGCGTAGTTCTCTGGCCGTCATATGAAAATTGGTTCTCAGATGTTACAGGCACCGAGAAAATAGTTAAATCAAACGAAAAAATTGTTTCATGGAGAAGCGCAAGAAAAGAAAACACAACCAAGAGGAAAAACCTGTTGGTGTGGACAAATGATTATGACATGAGCGCATGGGTCAAGTCTGGTGTTACAATGACTAAAGTCGCTGACGGCACCGAGTTTAGATTGACAAGCACTAACGTTCAGCATTCATTGTCTTCTTCATTCAAAACAAGAGCTAATGAAAAATATACGTTCTCAGGTTTTGTCAAAGTTTCAAACCATAGCAGAATAACAGTAATGATTCGTGGTTCTATTACTAGCGGTTACATAACCTTCAACGTTTCAACTGGCGCTATTGTTGCCAGAAGTGGCGGTTATGAAGGTGCAATAGAAGTTGTTTCCAATGGTTTCTATAAAATAAGCTTGTTGGGAACAAGAGCCATTGCCAGCGAAGGAACAGCTTTTGTAGATATAATACTAAATAGCAACTCTGGCATCGGAGCAGAAACATTTAATGGTTCAACTATGCCAACCTCAGTTGTGACCATCAAAAACGTTCAGGTAGAAAATGGTCTTATTGTTTCTCCATATCAAAACGTGAGACACGGTGAAGAATGGGATGGTATCAGATATTATCAAAATAAAGGACAAGATTTCGCACCGATTTCTTCCAGAATGCCAATTTCTGGTATTAAAAACTATCTTCCAAACAGTGACAATTTTGAAACCAGTGAATGGATTTTGAATAAAATAAACTTGTCAGATGGCTCTAGAATTCTAGGAAAAGAGGGCTATTTAATCACATGTGGTCGTGATCTTCGTCCAGAAAAACATTCTTTGAAAAGATTTGTATCTACTCCATTAAGAACTATTGGTGCAGTTGTCAGAGCTAACACAACCATGAGATATGTATCTCTTTCACTAATCGGAAGAGAAGCCGTTTTTGATCTTTACACAAAAACAATTATCAGAAACAATTTCCAAGTCGCAGAGATAGTCGAAGAAGATAACTACATCATTATTGCGGTAAATGATTCTAATATTGAAACTGAAATCAAGCAAAACGACAGCGTGTTTGAGTTGACCTTGATGAACGGCCCAGACAATTCAAACAAAGAATTTGTAGGAAACCGTGACGTTAGTTTTGAGATTTTGAGAGTATTCGGATCAGTAGGCGTTATTAACGATATATTCGACGGATACACTCAAGAAAATACAAACATGTTTGATGTAAGCGATATAAACGAGAGAAGCATATTGTATGCGTCATTTGCGGATCAAAAGCAAAGATTGATATCTCCTGCATATGAAAACTTTAATGGTGATATCGTAGTTGGCGGCATAAATGGAACTTGGTTCAAGCCATATCTGAGAAACGCTAACTCATTCAACACTGTCACACCGCTTTCATATGAAATAATTAAAGCTATGGGCGGAATTATAGGAATGGTATTGATTGACAGAAATCTAACTGTAGAAGAGCAAAACAAGATAGTTGATTATCTAAAGTTGGGCGGTTCTAAGGGTAGATATTTTGAAGAAATTGCTCCTACTGTTTCAGGTATGTCATTGGGCGTAGCTACTAATGCGACAATATCAGCTAACACCATAACCAAAATATCTGATAGTGAAGCTATTGTTAGATTTAACGTTCCGAACGGGTTGTATAGAATTAGTTTTGATTATCAGACTTTGGTGGATAATATTTCTTCATTTGAATTGGTAGAAGTTGTCGGTAACGGTATCATCCGATCAGTCTCAGATATACCTAAATCTGTTGATGTTGGGACATTTGATGACTTCGTTCATATCGAGAATGGCAATTTTGGATTTTTAATTAAGTGTGCTGATAACGTAAGTTTGGTTAACATATCAAACTTGGCTGCTTATTTCTATAATGTTGCTTAAAAATACTTGGTTGGCTTATAAATAATCTTGAACATTTAGAAGCCAACCTATAGGATTATTAATGACAAGTATTGTAACTAAAGATATGCACGTGCATATGGCAGAACAATTTTACGAATCTTTGACAGAAGAGGCTAACACAATATACTATGTGGTAGCCTCAAAATCAACTGAATTTGATTCCGATCTAGAACCGCCCACTCCATCAAATTCAACCTATGGCACTCTATATCAAATATATGACGAGATGATTTTTGGAAAACATGTTTCCCAAAATGATGTTTCGCATATGGTGAGATATGTTCCTTGGGAAAGCGGCGTAACATATGATATGTATGACGACAAGGACGAATTTCTTTTTGAAAAAGATTTCTTTGTGGTATCAATAGAGCCATCCGGCGATCACTCTATATTCAAGTGCATATATAATGGCAAAAAAGTTAAGGGCGATGTTGAAGTAGTCCCGAAGACGTTTGACCAACCATTGTCAACAGAAACACATGCAGGCGATAATTATTACAGAACTGCGGATGGTTATGTTTGGAAATTGATGTGCGTCATCAATAGAAACGAGTTTGAAAAATTCGCTACCAAAGAATTCATGCCGGTTAAAGTCGATCCAGCCATAAGCGGTGCCGCAATAGACGGTGCCATCGAACACATTCTTGTAGAAAATTCTGGTTCTTCTTATAACGCATATGCTTTTGGTTCTATAAAACAATCAGCCGTTGCAGGTAATAACATGATATTTGCCTTGCAAACCGACGAATTAAATGATATACTTACATTTGACGTTCTGATGAGAACCGGAGCTTTTGTTAGCAACCACAACCAAACAGAAAGAAAAAAGTTCTTTTTCAGATTGAATAACAACACCTTTTGGTCTGTGGACGGCGTTCCTGTCACAGCAGAATATTACCATGTAAACAACACTATAGTTCGCGTTATCATGTCAAACTCTGTTAAGTATGATTATAACGTTGTGAGCTTGTTCCAAACAAATAACAACTTGCCAACAGGGACAGTTGTAGCAGAAGGTGAAATATCAGCTATCAGAAGAGACTTGATACCAACTCTTTCAAGTAACTCTGACTTCTATACAAACTCAAGTTTTTATATAAGAAGTGGAACAGGCGCAGGAAATCTAAGATATATTGTTGATTATATCGTTGTAGGTAATGATAGAAGAGTATTACTTGACAGGCCATTTCCAGTATTGCCAGATTCTACTTCCAGATTTGAAATTGGTCCTAGAGTATTGATAAGAGGCGACGGGACTAGCACAGACGGAACCAGAAGTGCATCCGCTATCGCAATTATGGAAGAAAGCTCCAATACCATACATTCAATAGAAATTATTGATCCGGGTAAGGCATACACATATGCCAACGTGGAAATACTTTCAAATACTGGCTATGTTGATTCTCAAAATAACAACATAATAGCAAACACTGCTCAAACCAGAGTAATCATTTCACCCAAAGGTGGTCATGGTAAATCACCAATCAAAGAATTGGGTGGAAAATACATATGCGTTTCTGCTGAATTTGACAATGCTTCCAACAGCAAGATACCATCCCAAAACGACTATAGATCAGTTGCAATTTTGAAAGACCCACTATTTAATAGATTAAGCCTTACACTTGACAGCAACTCACTCTTGTTCAACGATGGAGAAACTGTTGTTCAATTTAGAGGCGGTGCTACTGGCGAAGTATATAATCGTTCTGGAAACACATTGACTTTGAAAAATATCAGAGGCTTCTTCAATAGCGGTGAAGAAATTACTACTGTAAGAGGCGTCAACGATGTTACCGCAGAGATATTAAATCTTGATAAAAATTATGATGTTGCCGATCAACGCTCTAGATTTGCTATAAATATGACTAACATGGGTTCACTAGGAACCGGCTTTTTGTTGGATGAATTTGTTAGACAACCGGATACTAATGCTGTAGGCTATGTTCATGCTATAACTGATACTAGAATAGATTTGGTTCAGGTCAGAGGAACATGGAATACATCTGATGATTCTACTGGATATATTGCAAGCATGGTTGGTGATGTTTCAGGCGCGTCCGCGAAAATAACCGCAGTTGAACCGGGAGATTTTGTTGACAATTCTGGCGAGTTTTTGTATGTTGAGCATTTTACTCCTATACAACGAATGGAAGACCAAAAAGAGCAAATAAAAATAGTAATGGAATTTTAAAGGTAATAAAATGGGATTAAACACTGACTTAAATGCTGCTCCATACTTCAATGATTATGATGAAGATAAGAACTATCATCACATATTGTTCAAGCCAAATGTTGCTATTCAAGCAAGAGAACTTACACAATTACAATCTATTCTTCAACAGCAAGTAGAGCGTTTTGGTGATAATATTCTTCAAAAAGGAACCATCGTAAAAGGTGGCAACTTCTTTGACTTTAAAAATCTTCCATACGTAAAAATTTCTGATAACTATGTTAATGGCAATGCTGTTAACATGAAGAGCTTTGATGGTGCATCATTAAGGGGTGTTAACTCAGGTGTTACTGCTATTGTTAGAACATTCGTTGAAGGAAGTTCAAGCATGGCTCCAAACCTGAATACTCTATATGTCAAATATACCGGAAGCGGTCTAGACGGTAATGGCAGAGATATTAAAAACTTCATCCCCGGTGAGGTTTTGGAAGTTTCTATTGGAAATATCGTTCAGCCTGACATTTCAGTTTCAGTAGTTTCTTTTGGCGTCGATCCAAACCCAATCGGTTTTGGTTACGCAGTTTCATGCGGTGACGGTGTTATTTACCAGAAGGGCCACTTTGTAAGATTTGAAAATCAAATTACAGTAATATCAAAATACGACAACAAACCAGATGGCGTTGTAGTAGGTTTTATTACAGAAGAAGAAATAATAACAGCAGAGGATGACAACTCATTATACAATAACTCCGGTGGTTTTATTAACCAAAATACACCGGGCGCAGACAGAATGAAGTTGACCCCGAAGCTGATTGTATATCTAAAAGAAGATGCTATAAATGACGAGAATTTCTTGTCAATTCAAGAATACCAAGAAGGTCGTCTTGTTAGAAGAAATGTGGAAACACAATTCAACTCCATTTCAAAAGAATTGGAGAAAAGAACATTTGACGAATCAGGTAACTATAGCGTAACTGGATACAACATAACAATGGGTGATGAGGATGACAAGAGCAAACTAGAATTGCGCGTCAGCCCCGGCATTTCTTATGTTAACGGTAAAAGAGTGGAAACTGTAGGTCGTTACGATGTTGAAATAGACAAAGCTACAGAATTTAGCTCAGTATACAACCAAGACATTCTTGCCAACTACGGTAATTTCATCTATGTTAATAACGTAGTGGGCGCATTCCCTCTAGATGAACTTAAAACCGTAAACCTTAGAAGTGAACCACAAATAGCGAGTTCTATAGTTGGCTTTACACCAGCAGGAACAGTCATAGGAACCGCCAGAGTTCTATCATATGATATGGAAAGCAACAATCTCTATAGAGTTTATTTGTTTGATATCAAAATGACAGGCACTAACGTATTTTCTTCTGTAAGATCAATTCACTCTACAGAAGCAGGATTTGTTGGTTTCGGAAACGTAATTCTTGAATCTTCAAGAGCGGTCCTTAAAGATACCAATTTCAGAAGTTTGATATTCCCTCTAGGTCATAGTGCCGTCAAAGAAGTTATTACTGACAATACTGATTATGTTTACAGAAAAAGAACAAACATTTCTGTCGGCACAACTGGTTCATTCACAATAACTGCTTCTGGTGACGAATCATTCCCCTACAGCGCGGGTTCTGCTCTAACATCTGATTCAATCAGAGATATAATTGCGACTAACGCGACCACTGGTGTAAGATATAATATAACTTCTGCATCTGTCGATCCTTCTGGCACAGTTCTAACATTGAATATCGGTGCATTGGGTTCAAGCCAATCAGTCAACGTTGTATACAACATCAAAAAATTGAAAGTTAGACCTACCGGTAAAATACTTAAAACAGTATACCTTAGAATTAACGCAAACAACCACGTCACAGGACCATACTCATTGGGATGGCCTGACGTTCATTCCATTGAAGGAATATGGAGAGGCGCTAACTCTACATTTACTGAAAACTCAACCGGCTTGACAAACGTCACATCAAACTTTACTTTGCATAGAAATGACAATGATATGTATTATGGCATATCCTTCATAAAGAAGAAAAATGCATATACCATAGCAAATACTGACAGATTCCTTGTCAAAGCTAAAGTTTTTGTCAAAGAAACCACCGGTTCATTCTCACAATCTTTCTTCTGTGTCAACAGCTATCCGGTTGATGATAACAGTGAAGTATTGCCGAACGACAAGATAAGAACAGAGCATATTCCAAATGATCTAAGAGATGTAATTGATTTCAGACCGTATGCTGCAAATACTGCAAACTATGCAGAAAGTGCAACCTCTGGTGTTTCAACGCAAACATCTACCAACTTGATGAATACCTTGAATTTCCAAGGCAATATGTTCATGGCTGCTCCAAATAGATCAGTTGAAACTTCTTATAGCTACTACTTGGCTAGAAGAGACAGACTTATTATAAATGACAAAGGTGAATTTTCTGTTATAAAAGGCGAAAACTCTGTAAATCCGACCTACCCACAAGAGCCAGCAAGATCAATGACTGTTGCAAGAATAACTGTTCCTGCATTCCCTTCATTGTCTCCTTCTGTTGCTTCTAGAAGTGGATACCCTGAATATGGTGTAAAGGTTGACATGGACAATAACAGACGTTATACCATGAGCGACATTCAAAGAATAGAAGATAGAATTGGAAATATAGAATATTATACAATTCTTAACGCTTTGGAAAAAAGCGCAGAAGATATGGTTATCCAAGATAGCGACGGTCTAAACCGCTTTAAGAATGGTATATTCGTAGATAACTTTGATAATATGCTAACCTGTGAAGTAAAAGACCCAGATTTCTCCGCATCGGTCGATTCTGGCGAATCTGCACTATACCCAAGATTTAGAGCATATAATTTGGAATTTGCAACACCTACTACTTCTGGTGGAACAGTTCTTAACAACAATACCGTTGCGTCAATGCGTTTCAACAATGTCATAATGGAGCAACAAACATTTGCCACAAAATATAGAAGCTGCGTTACTGACTTCTATAGCTTTGAAGGCGTTGGTGTTTGCTATCCAGAATATGATAACGGATATGACGAAACATATGCACCAGATATTAACATAAACATAGACTTGGCTGGTGCATTCACAGAATTCACATCCGCGCTGAGTGAGTTTGTCCCTCTTACAACCAAGAATGTCAAAACTTTGACAAACTCTACAAATTTGGGAACAACCACCACAACAAATACTGTTAATAGCAGAGCAACTAGAACAAGCACTACCACTGTTACTTCTACCACTAAAACAGAAGTCACAAATAAAACAACTACAAATACATCTAGCTTGCAACAAAAATCTACAACTAATACAGACAAGGTTGGGGATTTCATCACCAATATGTCCATAAGCCCATTCTTGAGAGCTAATGAAATTAGAGTTGCCTTTGCCGGATTAAGACCAAATACTCGCTTCTGGGTATGGTTTGACGGCAAGCCAATAACTGATAGATGCGCTATGGCGTCATTTAGAAGCGATGATAGAGATAATGTTGCAAGAATAATTAGAACAGCAAAATGGGGAACAACCATTAAATCAGATGCAAGTGGTGAACTTGTTTTCATGATTGATTTGCCGGGCGAGACTTTCTATGTCGGTGACAGAGAAATCCTAGTAATGGATGTTGATAGCATTATTTCAAATGATGCCGCAACATCTACTGGTGTTGTTACTTACAGAGGCTTCAACTTTAGTGTTGAAAAAACTGGCCTAGAAATGTCAACCAGAACTCCAACATTCGATGTTGCTAAAACTAGAAATGTTTCTGTAAACAAGAAAATTGTAACTACTCAGCAAGTGACTAAAACAACTGCGGCGTTCGATCCTATTGCACAGACATTTGTTGTAGACGAATCATACACCAATAGCGACTCATTGATGATAACAAAGGTTGACGTTGCGTTCAATAGAAAAAGTGCCGATAAAGGTATAACATTGCAAGTTAGAAAAACTGTTAATGGATATCCTAGCGATGAGGTATTGCCTTTCGGTAGCGTAAGATTGAACCCATCCAGCGTTAATGTTTCAGCTAATGGGTCTGCATGGACTACTTTCACCTTCAAGTCACCGATTACATTGGCGGCAGGCGAGAGCTACTGTATTGTCCTTCTTCCAGATGGCAATTCACCTGATTATCTAATTTATTGTGCCAAAACAGGTCAAACCGACCTTAGAACTGGAACAAGAATTACATCTGACGTTAATTTGGGAACACTATTTACTTCCACAAATAACATGGCATGGACACCATACCAAGATGAAAACTTGACTTTCAGAATCTATAAAGCTCAATATACCGATAATAGTGGCGATTTGTTCTTCAACTTGAAAGATTATGAATTCTTCAATATTGGTTCATATACTGGTAAATTCAGAAGAGGCGAGACTGCATTTGTGGTTAAAGCCAACGCTGCTGGAACCATAAGCACAACAAATGGTTCTCCTGTCGTAACTGGAACCGGCACAAGCTTCACCAGCTTGTTTGCTCTAGGTGATTATATTGCAATTCATAACTCTACTTCTTCAACTTATGACGTTGCTAGAATTTCTGCTATTGCAAACAACACATCTATGACTTTGGATGAGGTTATGAAGGACAACAGAACAGGTAGAAACTATTTCAGAACTGTTGCGGGTAAAGTTGATTATTTCAACACCCAAGCACCTGAAAAATTGTTCTTGAAAGATTCTAATGCCAAAGACGGCACCGTTTTTGCTAACGGAGATACTGTCAGAGGCGAATCAAGCAACGCTACTGCTGTTATTTCAAATATCTCAAATCTTCCTATCAGTCATTATCAGGCTAATATATACAGAACAAACTTTGATAATACTGAAACAAGATTGTTCTTGGATACGCAGACAAACGTAAGCGGAACCAGAAGCGTAGTCAACTTGGTAAATGAATTTGGTGAAAATAACAGACTAGGTAATATGCCAACTGTCGTTAAGAGTAGAAGCAGAGAAATAACCGAAGACAACGGTGCAAGATCATTGAGATTTAGAGTAAATCTTTCAATGAGCGGTTCAGGTCCATACTATGTATCGCCTATCGTTGACTATGATATTTCCGGTGTTACCTTGTTTGAATATTTAATAAATCCAACAAGCACTGCGGTTGCTGCCAGTGAAAGGTTCTCAGGCGGCGATTCCATGACTAAGCATATTTCCAAAAAGGTTACATTGCGAGATGGTTTGGATGCAGAAGACTTGAAAGTTTGGCTAACTGCGTATAGACCACCAGAGACAGAAATTTCTGTTTATGTTAAGTTTATATCCGACATTGACCAAACTCCATTGTCAGAAATTCCTTGGACTAGATTGAATATAAGAGACAACCAAAATCTAAGATCATCTACAACCAATTTGGAAGATTATCGTGAGATTGAATTTAGTCTTGGAAGCACAAACCTTGGAAATAACGGCGGTGCTTTCTTGAACAACGGAGATTTCAGATATCTTGGCAGAAGTGGTGAAGTCTACGAGAACTACAAGCATTTCATAATAAAAATAGTTATGAACAGCACAGGACAGCACAGGATACCTAAAGTCAAAGATATTCGCGCCATCGCACTAACTTAAAAAATGGGGGTTCAGCCCCCATTTTTGATTCTGTGGCTTATAAATAATCAGACATGTAATAACAATAATTTAGGACTATACTATGCCATTAGAGACTGATCTAAATGTTCAACCATACCTTAATGATTATGACGAAGAAAAGAATTATCACAAAATTCTTTTCAAAGAATCAAACCAATTACAAAGCAGAGAGTTAAACCAACTACAACAAATCCTTCAAGGTCAAATTGAAAGATTTGGTGAAACTGTATTGGAAAGAGGTTCTATCGTTCAAGGTGGTAACTTTTACGATTATAAAAAGTTGGCTTATGTTAAAATATCAGATAACAACACCAATAAACAGCCGATAGTAATTGAAAACTATAACGGTGCAACTCTTCGCGGTGAAAATAGCGGAGTTATGGCTATAGTAATTACTAATGTTTCTGGTTACGAATCAAAATCACCAGACCTTAACACACTATATGTCAGATATACACAAACAGGTCAGGACGCATTCGGAACAGACATTAAAAGATTTATTCCCGGTGAAACTCTGATAGCATATAAAAACAACGAAAGAGTTCCTGAACTAGATGTTAACGTTGCAACTTTTGGTGTAGATTCCAATCCACTAGGTGACGGTTATGGCGTTTCTTGTGGAGAAGGTATTTTATTTCAAAAAGGATATTTCACTCAGTTTGGGCAGCAAATTGTCATAGTTTCAAAATACAATACTAATCCTCACAGAGTGAGTGTTGGTTTTGTTACAGAAGAAACAATTACCAACTTTAACGCAGATGTGTCTTTAAGAGACAATGCAATTGGTAGCAGAAACTTCAACGCTCCGGGTGCAGATAGAATAAAATTGACACCAACTCTTGTTGTTTACAGCAAAGAGCAAGCTGATGAAGATGACAATTTCCTTCCAATTCAAGAATATGAAAACGGTCTTCTGGTTAGCAAGCGCACTGGAACATCTTTTAGCGAATCATTGACTAAATCCATATCCAACAGAACATACGAAGAATCAGGCAACTATACTATAATCGGGCATGTCCCGCAAATAGTTTCTGCGCCGGGATCGGACAATACCCCCGCATTGGTAATAAATCCGGGTGTGTCTTATGTTAATGGAAGACGAGTAGAAACAATCGAAAAAATATATATTGATTTGAATGCCGTCACAGATAATGATGGAAATCAAATTGGTCAAATAAGCACTGCAATGGGCGGATACGTAAACTGCGGTGTTGTTCTAGGTAATGCCGCATTGGCAGAATCCAAAGCTTTAGTGAATTTGAGAGATGCAGTTCAGGTCAACGTCAACTCCCCTCTTGGCTCTGTCATAGGGACAGCAAATTATATTCAATACGAAAATGTTGAAAATGGAAACAAGCGCCTGTATCTAACAAACATAAGAATGAATACTGGAAGAAGTTTTTCAGAAACTAGAAGTCTAGAAACACCCACTTTCTTGGCTAACTTGATTTTGGAATCTGGAAAAGCTGTATATAAAGAAGCATCCAAGTCATCATTACTATTCAGAGCAAATGCCAGTGATATTAGCAATATTACTCTTCCTGTTTCATACCAATCTTATATGACAGGATTGTTCACTGCCAGCGGCGCAGGAACAATATCAACTACTTTGCAAGCAGGGTTTTCTTTCCCATATGAAAATGGGGCAACATTGAGCGATGCTCAGTTGAGAGAAATAACAATAATAGGAGAAACTGCCCCACAAACCGGAACCCCAACCTACGGTTCCGTGTCGAGTGATGGTGCGACTTTGACATTAAACGTTACTCAAATTTATGATGCTGGTGCAGCGGTCAACGCTCTTATTCCAGTTGTCGTCACTTTGAATAATATAGAAACAAAAACACTGTCAACAGTTTATATGAAAATAAACCCTAATGGTATGGCTAACAACACAGCTTTCTTCTTGGGATGGCCTGACGTTCATTCTATTGAAGGAATATGGAGAGGCGCTAACACCACATTCACTGAAAACTCAACCGGCTTGACAAATGTCACCGATAAATTTGTTTTGGATAAAAATAAGACTCCAACATATTATGGAACATCTTTAATAAGAAAGAAAACTGGATATACCATAACAAACTCTGATAGATTTCTGGTTAAAGCAAAAGTATTCAGAAGAGTTGCGCCTAATTTGAAGACATTCTCTGCGATCACTAGCTATCCTATTAATGATACCATAACAACTTTACCGGCCACTAGCATTAGAAGCAATGAATTGGACGAGGATACCAGAACATCTTTCGATTTCAGATTGTATGTGTCCAATGCTGCGGCGTATTCCACGACTGCGGGTTCCGCTACTATTGCCACAAGCGCATCACAATTGAATGGAACAACCATAGAAAATAGTATGGTTTTGCCTAAAGTAAATTCTACTATCAATCTAGGGTTTGAATATAAATTCCCAAGAATTGATAGCTTGATTATAAATGAAAAAGGCAATTTCTCAGTAAGAAGAGGCGTTCCATCTGAAAATCCAAAAGCTCCATATGTAGATGGAAAGAACATGGTTATTGCCAATGTTTATATCCCTACCGGCACTCTTATGATGCCAAATACAGCTAAAAGATTGGGTATGGATGATAAGATAATAACCATAAATTCAAATATGAATAGACGCTATACGATGAGAGACATTGATCGTATCAATGAAAGAGTTAACAATATTGAATACTACGCCATACTTTCAGCACTTGAAATGGAAACTGAAAACATGGTTGTCAAGGGTGCAGATGGTCTTGATAGATTTAAGAATGGTATATTCGTTGATAATTTCGAGACAATGCTTACTTGCGATGTTAAAAATCCAGATTTTGCTGCATCAGTAGATGCCAGCGATGCATTGCTATATCCTGCGTTTAAAGCATATAACTTGGATTTGGAAATTGATAGTTTTAGCAGCAGCATCGAAGTGAATACAAACGGCGCGGCTTCTTTGAAATACAGAAGCGTCCTTCTGGATCAGCAACCAGTTGCGACAAAGTTCAGAAATTGCGTAACAGATTTTTATAATTTTACTGGAACAGGTTACATACATCCTGAATACGATTTTGGTTACGACGAAACTGTAGCTCCAACTATTAATAAAACAATTGACATGGTTGGTGCCTTTACTGAATTTACAGATAGGCTAAATGAGTTTGTTCCACTTAAAACTTCAACATCCACAACTACAAATAATAGCAAAGTAATTGATGTTAAGAAAAATACAAACACAACTACCAGTGTAAGTAACACTCGTTCCACTAGCACTACTACTGTGACTAGCACAACCAGAACAACTACAACTACTCAAAATACTGCTAAAACTGTAACAAATACAAAAGAATTGGTTAATACCGGAACTAAGACAACCACTCAAAATGTCGGTAGTTTCATAACTGATGTTCAGTTCAGCCCGTATTTGAGAGAACAATTGCTGAGAGTAGTGTTCTTTGGATTAAGACCAAATACAAGATTCTGGGCTTGGTTCGATAAACAACCAGTTAATGAATGGTGTGCGCCTGCCATAATGGAAGGTGACGACATTACAAAAGTAAAAAGAATTGGTGCATTTGGAAGTGCGCTAAGGTCCGATTCAAATGGTGAATTGGCTATAGTATTTTCTATTCCTAAATCAAAATTCTTTGTCGGTGACAGGGAGTTTATCGTGATCGACGTTGACGCAATGAATTCTGCGGACTCTGCAACTTCTAGATCATTGGTTACATTTAGAGGGTTTAACTACAGCATAGAAAAAACTGGTTTGGAAGTATCAACCAGAATACCTACATTTGATGTTGCAAAAGCGAGAAGTGTTTCTACCTCAGTAACAACTTCTAGAAATACTACAGTAAATACCACATCCACCAGCACCACAAGAGTTATTCCTGTAGTTGATGAAAGAGCGATATGGGGTGGTGACGGCGAAGGTCAAGACCCAATTTCTCAAACCTTCACTGTTCCTTCTACTTTAACAGATTATCAAAATATAATGATAACTCATGTTGAAATACCGTTCAAAAAGAAGAGTAACAACAGAGGCATTACTTTGCAACTAAGAAAAACTGAAAACGGTTTTCCGGGTTCAGAGGTATTGGCGTTCGGTTCAGTTCGCGTCCCAAGCAGTTCAGTTTCAGTTTCTAATGATGGTTCTGCTTACACCACATTTAAATTCAAGTCACCAGTATCTTTGAGTGCAGGCGAAAGCTACTGTATCGTATTGATGCCAGATGCAAACTCTCCTGACTATCAGGTATTTTGTGCAAAAACTGGTGAAATAGATTTGAGAACCGGAAACCGTGTTACATTCGATATTCACTCTGGAACACTCTTTACTTCAACAAATAACATGGCATGGACTCCTTATCAAGATGAGAACATGGCATTCAAGATATACAGAGCCGAATATACTGAAAAGAATGGAACAGTAAATCTTAGAACCAAAAACTATGAATTTTTCAATTTGACCTCTCATGTTGGTGATTTCAAAAGAGGCGAAACTGCGTTTGTCATAAATACCTTCCTTGAAGGAAGTTTGACAACCACATCTGGTTCTAATGTTGTTACTGCAAGCGGTATAGATTTAAGAAATATTTTCAAAGCTGGCGACCATGTTGCAATTTATAACAGAACAAATGATACTCATGATGTGTCAAGAGTTTCTTCTGTTATTAGTGCAACGTCAATGGCGCTGGATGAATACATGACCTTAGACATGACAGGCAGACAGTTCTTCAAGACTTTAGTTGGCACTGTAGATTATTTCAATAAAAAAGAACCTGTAAGATTATTCTTGAAAGATTCTGTTGCAAAATCCAATATGGTATTCCAAGCAGGCCAAGCTATCAAGGGCGAAAGAAGTAATGCGGCGGCTATAATAGACGAGGTAATATCTCTTCCTCTAAGCTATTATCAGGCAGATATTCCAAAATTGGATTTAGTCAATACTTCAACAAAATTGGATTTGATTAGACAGACAAACTCATCTGGCAGCATATCATCTATACAATCTTCACAACTGTTTGGTGACAATAACAGATTGTCTAACATGGACACAGTTATCAAAAGTAGAAGTCTTGAACTATCTCAAAACAATGGTGCAAGATCATTCGTATTGAGAACAACTCTATCTCTTGACGGCAATTCTCCATATACCGTTTCTCCTGCAATAGATCATTCTATTTCTGGTATAACAGCTTATGAGTATTTAATAAATGATTATACTGATGAAGTTTCTGAGAGCGAACATGGTGAAGATGGATTGTCACAATCTAAATATATTTCGAAGGTAATCAACCTTAGAGAAGGTTTTGATGCCGAAGATTTGAACCTGTGGTTGACTGCATACAAACCAGCGAATACTGAAATAAATGTTTATGTCAAATTCATTTCAGAAATTGATAACAGAGCGCCCACCGATATAGCATGGACTAAATTGGTATTGCAAGACAGTAGATCATTTAGATCATCATCTACAAATACAAATGACTTCAAAGAATACGCATATAAAATACCTGTAGGCGGAAGTGAAAGTTCAATTGGAGCGTTCATAGATGAGGCTGGAAACTTCAAATACTACAATGCTGACGGCGGATTGTATGATAATTACAAACAGTTTATTGTAAAAATTATCATAAATTCCAAAGGTCAGAATTTTATACCAACAGTGAAAGACGTAAGGGCTATAGCATTAACATGAATAATACAAGTTTAATACGAGAACAAGCATCCAAAGCCTTACTTAATACAGATAGTAAGGCTTTGGAAGAATATAAGTTTAAGAAAAAATTATTACGAGATATAAATACTTTGAAAGAGCAAGTAGATGGTTTGCAGCGAGAGAATGCTGAACTTAAAAATAGGCTCGACAGGATAGAGAACAAATTATAAAATAGGGGCTAATTTATATGTCAAAACCCATTTATGTTGGTGCTAATGTGTCAACCACTGACACATTTAGTCAATGGTTGTCCAGAACAAATCAAATTATATTCGATATGGGAACGACTGTAGTAACTACAGCAAACGTCCTACAACCAAATACAACTAACGGTGCGTTGACTGCCGGTAACGCGCACGTAGCGGGTGTTTTTAGTGCAAACTCATTGGTGGCTACCTCTTCTTTGAGAGGCGGCACAGTAAGCACACCAGCTAACTTGGTGATAACATCAAATACAATATTTTCTCAGTCAGCATTGATTGCAATTCAAGCTAACACTGCTAACTTCAACGTTCAGGCTAACACCACAACTGTTAATGGAAACTTTGCAATGTCCAACACTGCAAAGACATTTACCGTTCATGCAAATAGCACAACTATTTCTCATGGCCCGTTCACCGTGTCTTCAAACTCAGCCTTTACCGGCGCATTTGTCGATGTTAATGGATCAAATCTTACAGTAACATCAAATACAAGCGTTTCAGCTACCACAATAAACATGGCAGGAAACGTAACCATAACTGGTGTGAACACAAATATTTATTCTACAAATATAAATCTTGGTGACGATGCCACAGATACCGTGTTTGCATTTGCTAGATTTGGAAGACACATAATCCCAACTGGAACAACTGTTGACATAGGAAATACTTCACTTAATTTTGGAAACGTTCACGCTACAAATGGTGTTTATTCAAATGACATGACCGTTGGTCGCGATACTACTACACAAAGAAATCTATTTGTTAATGGAACAGAAGCGAGAGTTCAAGGATTTGTTAACGCTAATGCTCTTTACTCTAGATCATCTGTAGAAAGAGGCATTTTCTATAACAACACTAGCTTGGTAGAAACATCTTCAAACTTCACATATCAAAATGGTAGAGTTTCAATACTAGGAACAAACGCGACATTTGAATCTTTCACAACTACAGGTGGTGGTAGCTTTGGTGGAACATTGAATGTTGGAAATACTGCAAACGTTGCGGTGGATGCAAATATAGGCCAAAATGCCAATACAAACAATTTGCGCGTAAGATCAATACCAGTGAACAGAATAGCATATACTGATGCAAACAGCGTCATGATATCCACTGCAAACTTGACCTACAACGGCACTCTTCTTGCAATAAACACTGCCTCCGATTCAACTACTGCATTTACTGTAAGAGGTTCCGGTTCTGTAACTGGCAACTGGAACGCAAACGGAGCTTTGACAGTAGGTTCAACTGCAACTATCGGTGCAAATACCACAATAAATGGTGCAGAGGTTAGAGTAACTGGATTTGTAAACGCTAACGCTCTATTCGCCCGTTCTGCTGTCAACAGAGGTTTGTTCTATTCAAATGCTGGGTCATTGGAGACTTCTGCAAACTTCATCTATAACGGTGGCACACTTAGCGTAAATGGAACAACTGCTGCGGCACTCGGTTTTACTACAACTGGTTCTGGTAGCTTTGGTGGTAGCGTTGACGTTGCTGCAAATACAAATATTGGTGTTGATGCCAATATTGCAGCTAATGCCAATACAAACAACTTGCGTGTAAGATCAATTCCGACAAACAGAATACCATACGCAAACGCTACAAACTTCATGGTTTCAAGTGCCAACCTTACATATAATGGAACATTGTTGGCCGTAACTGGCGCAAGCAATGTGACTTCCGTATTTACTGCTACTGGTTCTGCAACTGTCACAGGTGCGTTGACCGTAGGTGGAGCAACTGGTGTTGGCGGCGAATTGGCTGTTTCTGGGAATACTAACGTTCAAAGTAACATCAATATATCCTCTGGTGCAAATACCGATACTTTAAGAGTAAGAAGTTTGATTGCAAATAATGGTATTGCTGTAACTGACGGGACCACTGGAAATATTGTTTCAAGCGGAAACTTTACATTCAATAACCAGTCTTTGGTTGTAAATGGTGCAAATAGCTCTTCGATCACAATACAAACTAACGGCGACTTGATTGCTGGTGGTAGCGGTTCGTTCTTTAGAAATCTAGATGTTAATGGTAACACAGTCATTAACGGTGACTTGACTGTTAACGGTAGAACATTTATGGCTGCAAACAGCGCATTCACCATTCCTGCTGATTCTACAGTATCTAAGATAACTGTAACTCAAGAAATAGAAATGGCTAATACGGCTAGAGTCGCTGGTAATATAATGCCAAGAGTTAATAATCTAAATGATGTGGGTTCAGAGACTAGTATATATCGCTCAGTTTATGCAAACACATTTGTTGGTAATATTTCTTGGAATGGTGTTACTGATAGACCAAGCCCTGTATTGACCTTCGCTGGTGGTGATACTACTGGTAACGGAGCTATGACAAGTTTGGGTGGAGTTTCAATAGCATTAACCACTAGAAGTGCAAACAGCACTGCATCTGGTGTAGTTAATACTGCTGCACAAACTTTCTCTGGCGTAAAAACTTTTGCAAATACTATAACTGGCAGCATAAACGGAAACGCAAATACTGCAACCCGTTTCCAAACTGCAAGAACAATAAATGAAACTTCATTTGATGGTTCATCAAACATAACAATTGCTACTAGAGTTGTGACTGCAAATACCAATAGCAACATTTCTGCCCCAATGGCATTTGTCAACTCAGATATTGCGGCTACTAGCAATGGTTCAATTAGAGATATTGCATATGATTCCAGATTTACCTATCATCTAGAAACTGGCTCATTGAGAGTTATTGATGTTAACTCATCTTCTGATGCAAGAAAAAAATATAACATAAAAACCATTGAAAATTCTCTAAATAAGGTTAGCAGAATGAGAGGCGTCGAATATGACAGATTTGATACCGATCTTCATTATGTTGGTGTTATAGCTCAAGAAATGGAAGAAATTATTCCAGAAGTCGTTAATGAAGATGCCGATGGGTTCAAATATGTTTCATACGGCAACTTGGTTGGCGTTTTGATTGAGGCTATTAAAGACCTTAAAAATAAAGTAGATGTTCTAGAAGAAAAGTTGAAGGATCGCTAAATGGCATATGAAATTAGAGGCACGGTAATAGTTGACGACAATAGAAATATTGTTGGAGCAAACACATATAACGGCTATGTCCCGGTAAACCCAAATTTGACAATATCTGCTGGCAACGGTATGAACGGAGGCGGATCACTATCTTCAAACCTATCATTTACAATCAGAGCCGGTAATGGATTGATTGCAAACACTTCCGGTCTACACGTAGCGCCCGGCAATGGCTTAATTGCAAATAATACCAACTTGACAGTAGATACGGTCTATTTCAATGAGCGTTATACAAATTATGCAAACGTAAACAGCTTTTCAAATACTCAAACATTTGAACAAGCTATGGGTGCGACTGCGAACGCCCATTTTGCTTTCGCATACGGACATTCTCAGGGTGCATCACCAACCGATGCTCCAATTGCACAACAATCCAATGGTCTTTATTTAAAAAATCCTTGGAGATATAGCCAAATCCACTTCACCCCCGGCAACAGAATTTTTACAAGAAGTGACTCAGATTGGGCAGAATTGTGGCACTCAGGCAACTTGCCGAACCCTGCTTTAAATTCTACTATTATTGCTACTGGTAATGGTCTTTCTGGCGGTGGAAACTTAACCGCAAACAGAACATTGGCAGTTGTGGGTGGTGCAGGAATAGTTTCAAACGCATCCGGCGTTCACGTTGCTGCTGGTGATGGTCTAGCAGTAAACTCATCTTCATTATCTGTAGCAAATACTATTGCAAGAGTTACATATGTAGATAGCACAGCAAATACCATTGCTGGAAGAACTATCGCTACTGGAAACGGTTTGACAGGTGGTGGAAACTTAACTGCAAACAGAACATTGTCTGTAGTCGCTGGTGCTGGTTTGACTGCAAACTCAACTGGCGTTCACGTGGTTGCTGGCGCTGGTTTGGTAACAAATTCTACTCATGTTTATATCCAAACCGGAAACGGCATGACTGCAAACTCTACTCATTTGTTTGTAAATGCTGGTGACGGTATAGTTGTATCTTCTACCGGTGTTGCAGTTGACTCTACTGTAGTTAGAAATAATACAAGCCAAGTAATTAATGGTGATATTTCAGTAAGAGCTAACGAAAACGTTGCAACTACTCATATATGGATGCGTAACAATGACAGTTCTATCAGAGGATTGATCTATGCTGGCGCGGCAGATTCATCTATGATTATAAGACCATATAACTCAAATGGTCTAGGTGGAAGCTATAACTTCATATTTAACTCAAACGGAAGGTTTACAACTGCTTCTATATCCGGTGACGGTTCAGCGTTGACTTCACTTCCAGCCGAACAATTGACCGGAACTATAAATGACGCGAGAATTGCATCTACTATTGCAAGATCAGCAATAACAATATCTCCGGGTAATGGTCTTACCGGTGGTGGTAACTTAACTGCAAACAGAACATTGGCAGTAGGTCAAGGCAACGGTATTAGCGTAAACTCTACTGCGGTTTCTGTAAATGCTGGAAACGGCATGGCCTCAGAGTCAAGCGGAATTAGAGTAGTTGGTGGAAATGGTTTGGCAGTAAACACCACAGGCGTTCATGTCGTGACTTCTGGTGGCCTTAGCACAAACTCTACTCACGTATTTGTAAATACTGGAAACGGATTGACCAACAATACTACACATTTGTCTGTAGTGAGCGGTGATGGTGTTACATTTAATGCCAGCGGTGGAGTATCTGTAGATAGCTCTGTAGTCAGAACAGGATTGACAATAACAACTACTAACGGTTTGGCTGGCGGCGGAAACCTATCTTCAAACAGAACATTGTCTGTTGTAGCTGGTAACGGATTGCTTGCAAACTCTACCGGCGTCCATGTCAACACTGGACCGGGGCTTACTGCCAACGCAACTCATGTTTTTGTTAATACAATTGGTGTTGGTTTTATCATTGGTGGAACAGGGCTTGCCATAGATTTCGCAAGAGTAGTAGGAACTGGCAGAAACATTATTGCTGGTAATGGTCTTTCTGGCGGTGGCAACTTAACAAATGATAGAACTATTCATGTAAACCCCGGAACTGGATTGGTCACAAACTCCACCCACGTTTATATTCAAACTGGAAACGGTTTGGGTTCAAACTCTACACATTTGTTCGTAAATGCTGGTAACGGTCTTACTTCGGAAGCGGATGGTATCAGACTTGGAAACCCCGGTTCAATTACCGCTACTTCAACAAACTCAGTTTCATCATCAAGCCATACCCATGCCATAACAGAAGGCACAATTCGTTCGCTGATATCTGATGGGCCAGTTGGCGGTATTGGAACTTATGCAATGCTAAGACAAGACGGCGGTGCTACACAGAGAGGCGACACAAGGGCTGGTTCTGGTATGACATATTCAGCGTGTAGCGGTAGAACATCACATGACGGGTTCTTTGGTAGCTCACGTCCCGGTGGAACATGGATGTGTATGGGTGTGGCATCGGCCTATAGCGGTAACAATGACGGCGGCGGCAACACAACATTGTGGATGCGAGTATCATAAAAGAGGAATAAATTATGCAAGTAAAAAATATCAAACGTGTAACAGAGACAGAAATAACATGTGAAATTAAACATCCAAAATATGGATGGATTCCTTATACCGCAATGGCGAATAGCGGCGAAGAAGACATGGAAAAGATATGGCAAAAGTGCAATACTGAGGATTTGGAATATGACACAGAAATTCTTAGAAATAGATATCGTTCAGACATTATAGCAAAAATGGATTATGGTGTTTTTGCCTTAATATCTCAGTATACAGACAGAGAGCAATCTTTATTCGATACTAAAGTAATAGAAGCTGAAAAAGTTTTAGCTGGTGGAAAGTCTACATTATTAGAAACAGAGGCGAATATCAAAAAAATTACTGTTAAAAAATTGGCAGAAAATATTAAAAGCAAGAGTGACAAATATAGAGAAATGATAGTCAAGGTTGAGGCATCCAAGCCTATCGTTTATGAAGCATTTCAAAATCTAACCTCTTTGGAAGAAATAAACGCTACAAGAGATAAATACATGAAGTTAGCATTAGAAATCACTAATGCGGAATAAAACGGAAGGTAAATGAAATGGCACAACCAACTACCAGAGATGAATTTAAAGACTACTGTTTAAGAAAATTGGGTGCGCCAGTTATCAATATAGATATGTCTGATGAGCAGATTGAAGATCGTATTGATGAAGCAATTTCTTTTTGGAGAGATTATCATTATGATGGTAGTGAGTTGACATATTTCAAGCATCAACTTACAGAAGAAGATGTAACTAATGGTTATATTACCGTCCCAAGCGATGCAATTGGTGTAGTCAGAATATTCAATTTTGGTGGAAAATTTGCTGGATTGGGCGGCGGCATATTCAATGCTCAATACCAATTCATGCTGAACAATATTACAACTTTAAACTCTGGTGGTCTTAGTGATTACTATGCCATGAGAACCAACCTTTCATTGATTGAAGAAGTTTTGGTTGGTATGCCTATCATAAGATTCAATCGCCATTCAAATAAATTACATTTGGATAGTAGTGCCGGTAAATTGGTGGTTGGTCAATATATCATCATTGAAGGTTATGCGACAGTAGAAACCGCAGATGTTTGGTCAGACAGATGGCTTCAAAATTATGCAGCATGTTTGATTAAAGAAAATTGGGGCGGAAACTTGACCAAATATACAAACATGCAAATGGTTGGTGGCATGATGTTCAACGGTGAAAAAATTCTGGATGACGCAAAAGAGGAAAGAAGAAAACTAGAAGAGGAAGTAATTATAGGTTTCTCCCCTCTTATTAGAAGCTTCTACGGATAATAAATGGCAACAAATCGTTTTTTCAATAACTACCGCTCTGCAAATGAACAAGAGTTAATAAACAATCTTGTAGTAGAATCAATCCAAATTTTTGGAATTGATACATATTATGTTGCAAGACGTTTGGACAATGTAGATGATATTCTTAACGAAGCTTCCTTGTCAACATTTGACAGAGCTTTCGAGATGGAAATGTATCTAAAATCATTTGATTCATTTGAAGGCGACGGTGACATAATGAGCAAATTTGGTCTTGAGATTAAAGACCAATTGGTATTCACTGTTGCAATAAAAACTTTCGAAAGACATGTTTGCCAGTTTGATCCTGACATAAAAAGACCGCGCGAGGGAGATTTGGTATATTTCCCCATGAACGATAAATTTTTCAAGGTTAACTTTGTTGAACATGAATCTGTTCTATACCAAGGCGGCAAACTATTTGTTTATGATTTGAAATGTGAATTGATGGAATTCTCAAATGAAAGATTTGATACCAAAGTCCCAATGATAGATGAGCATCATGCATTTAGCAGAACTGATAATATCGCAGATATGGAAACTCTTCATGATATTGATCCAATATCTAAAAACATATTCTTCGAAGAAGAGTCAGAAGAGTTGATAAACACTAGTGACTTTGATCCATTCAAGGATATCAATATAACATCAATAAGAAAATAAGGATATACTATGGCCTTTGCGAATCATTTTTATAACAAGCTTACAAGAAAATATGTTGCGGTATTTGGTAGCCTTTTTAATAAACTAACAATAAATCGTTACGACACAAACGGAGAGCCGGTTCAATCTTTGCCGGTTCCGATAAGCTTTGGACCTTGGCAGAAATTCCTTTTGAAGAACACCGCTGATCCTAATCTAGACAGAAAATATCAAATTCTACTTCCTAGAATGTCTTTTGATC